AGTAATGAGGTCACCCTTAGCATCAACCAAGGACGCGGATACGCCGGCGGCCGCCCACTTCACCCCCGTGGCCTGCGTGGAGTCCGCGGTCAACACCTGCGTGTCCGCACCGACGGATCGGCGGGCCACGGTGTCAGCTCCGGTAGCCGCAATCAGATCGCCTTTGGCGTCGACAATGCTGGCGGGGATACCGCAGGATCCTGAGCTGCCCATCAGGCTGTCCTCACACTTCCACTAACAGCACCGGATACGACGTCTAGGTAGATGCCGTGCTGGACTGGGATGCCCGGGTAGTAGTACTCGCGGGCTGACTCGGAGATGCACAGGGACACAATGTCGAGCAGGGTGCCGGCTGGGGCTGCCGCGTTGTCGTAAATCCGCACCAACGCTCCGGCTGTACCGGACGTTTCAGCCAAGGTGAATCCCTGGTAGAAAACTCCGGCGGTAGCAGTGATCACCTGGTCTGATCCGGTCATAGCGACCGGAACCGTCTCACCAGGGACACTTCCCGCTGGTGGAATATCAGGCGGACTGTAACTAGCCCGGCCTGCGAAACATTCAAACGCGACCGCATACGCCCGCTCTGCTACGAGTAGGCGTTCGTTAGTGGTCGTGTCGAACGAGTCGTATACCGAAATGTCTGGGGCCCGCCAGATGGTGACCTGACCGGTGATGATGATCTCGCCCGCAGGGTAGTCACCGAATACCCACACGCTGCCGAGTGGGGTGACTTTGCGGGGGCCGTCCTGGTGGACGAGGCCTTCCTCCGCGGCGAGCGCCGCCACCTCAACCGGTGCGTGAATGTATGCCACACCCCCGTATTGGTGGGTGGCGTACGCATACCGTTCCAGGGTTCCCACAACGTCGGCGATGGATCCCGGGTCGTAGCCGGCCGGGACCGCCACGGCCTCGGTGTTCAGGTTGAGGATGTCCAGTGCGGTGCTACTGGAGTCCAGGCCCGACCACAGCGCATGCTCAACGGATGCCTGCTCGGTACCTTCGAGGATGTTACGGACTTTGGCCCGGTACTCACCCACGGTGTAACCAGGCGCCCCGCAGTTCAGGGTGGAGATGACAGCGAACACACCGGTATGAACCTCAGCGGCATCACCGTCGAGGGGTTTGATCGGGGCTTCACCAGGCCCGTAGCAGGCAACACCGTACGCGTACGACTCACCGCACGTTTGTGGGACGAACCGGACACCTCCGCCTTCACCATGCGCGGGCAGGTCTAGTGGTCCGGATGCTGCGTCGAGTAGCCCGTACCGGTGGCGGATCTGCGCCGGGGCGGGGACGATTGTTCCGGGAACGATTGTCATCAGCCCGTCCTCACGCTTCCGGAAATGGCACCGGACACCACGTCAACGTAGATGCCGTGCTGGGCCATGAGGCCTGGGTAGTAGTACTCCCGGTCCGACCCGAACGGGGAAAGAGAAACCAGGCCCAAGATGGTGCCCGATGGGGCTGATGCGTTGTCATAAATGCGGACTAGGGCGCCGGCGGTGCCGGACGTTTCTACCAGGGTGAAACCTTGGTAGAAGACTGGGTAGGCGGAGACCACCTGGTCTGCCCCGGTTAGCACGGTCAGTTCGACTGGCACGGTCGGGCCTGGGATGTCGGGGAGGGCGAAGTCCGCCCGGCCGGCGAAACATTCGAACGCGGCCGCGTATGGTCTTTCAGCTACCAGGGTCATTTCGTTGGTGACCGTGTCGAACGAGTCGTAGATTTGGATGTCCGGGGCCCGCCACACGGTGGTTTGGCCGGTGATGACGATTTGGCCTGCCGGGTAGTTACCGAACACCCACACCGACCCGAGGGGTGTGGTTTTGCGGGGGCCGTCCTGGATGATCAGCCCGGCTTGGGCTGCGGCGGCAGCGGCCACTTCTACGGGTGCGTGAATGTATGCGACACCTGTGTACTGGTGGGTGCCGTATGCGTACCGTTCCAGGGCGCCGATGACGTCGGCAATGGATCCGGGGTCGTAGTCGGTGGGGATGTCAACAGCCTCGGTGTTGAGTGACAGGGTGTTGAGGGTGGTGCCTTGGAAGTCGAGGCCGGAGAACAGGGCTGCCTCAACTGCGGCCTGCTCCGATCCTTCGAGGATGTTGCGGACCTTGGCCCGGTATTCGGTGGCGGTGTAGCCGACGGCCCCGCAGTTGAGGGTGGCGAATACGGCGAACACCCCGGACTGAACCTCAGCGGCATCGGAGTCGAGGGGTTTGATCGGGTGTTCCCCTGGTTCGTAGCACATCACCCCGTACGCGTACGACTCACCGCACACGGGAACAAACCGGATGCCGCCGCCTTGGCCGCGTACAGGCAAATCCAGGGGGCGGGCGGCGGTGAACAGGCCGTACCGTTGCCGGATTTGCACCGGGGCGGGGACAACCGTTCCTGGTGTTAGGGCCACGTCTTGACCACCTCCTCAGGTGAGGTCAGGTGGCCCGGACCGTGTGACCGGGCCACCCGTGATGATCAGGATGTGTACTGGCTCGGGCAGCAAGCCACGACGCCAGAGACGTCGATCGGCACCGTGTACAGGCGACTGTCGGCGCACATCTTCAGCACGTTGAACCCGTCCTCCAAGAACAGGGCCGTGTACTGGTTCGTGGTCAGCAGGGCGTTGTCGTACACGGTGTCGAGGTTGACGACGTCGCGGACCGGCTTGACCCAGGTGCCCGCCGGGTACACCAGGAACTTCACGGTGAGCGGCCAACGGGTGATCGCCGCCTGCGCGCCCGGGCCGCCGGCGAGACCGGAGTACGCGTCTTGCCAGTCATAGACGAAGCGAGGGACCGCGCCGCGGGTGGTGAACGCGGCGAGGATGTCAGCGTTGGTCACGTTGATCGCGGCGACACCGGTACGGCGGGCGAGGGCGGCGCGGATCGGTGCAACAACCCACGCGGGAAGGACAACCTCGACGGTGGTGGTGCGGCCCATGCGGTTGCGATACCGCATGTCCTCAATCCCGAGCTCGACAGCGGAGAGGAGGGCGCTGGCGGCGTCGTCACCGGACGGGTCCGCGGTAATCACGACCGGGGCACCAGACCCGGCAACAATCCTCGCGATCACCGATTCGTTGACCTTATGGGCGAGGGCGACCATGGCACCCTGCGTGAACCGGGTGACCGCCTCCGGGTAACCCCGGCGCTGCAACAGCGACCCGGTGATACATACGTACGCCACATCCAGGCGGACCTCTTCGAAGTCCGGGCACGGGATCTCCACACAGACTTTCTCGGTGCCGTTCTCCACCGCGTACTCGGTGAGGATCACATCACCGTCATCACCGATGGAATCGTAGATGGTACTGAAGTTGGGGCCGCCGTTCGCGGGGACGAAGAACCCGCCGCGGGTCGCTTGGACCTCGGCGATGTCCAAGAGGCCATCCATGGTTTCCAGGGCGCACAGGTCGTAGATGGTTTCGCTCGGGGCGCACCAGCCGACGGCGGCGGTCAGGGACCGGCCGGCGGTGACTGACGCTGTCATTGCGTTGATCAACGATCCGCCGGGCAGACGCTTCTCGGACGTGGCGTAGTCGAGGACCGTGCCGGGGTCTTTGCCGTCGGTGATGCGCAGGTTTTCGGGGAACTGGCGGATGATCTGCGCGCCGCCGTGGCGGGTGAGGGACTGCCCGCCGATCTTGAACCGGCCGCGACCGAGATCAGTTTTGGTGCCGTTGCGGCGGGTGCTGGTCGAGTATCCGGACATGCGCCGCTCGAGGAGGGCACCGACGTCGGAGAAGCTGGCGAGTTCCCCACCGGCGCCGGGTGCATCCGCACTGGCGACCATGACGGCGTACGTCTCGGCGGGTACCTCAGGGGTGGGGTCGATGGTGCTGAGCGCTGTGACCGGGGCGGGGGCGGGGGCGGCGGCCGGGGCGGGGGCGGCGGGGGCGGCGGCGGGGGCAGGCTGGGCAACCGCGACCGGCTCCGGCTCAAGGGCGGGCGCCAGCCCGGCGGCCAGCTCGGTACGCGCAGTCGTGCCCGCGGCGGCCAGGTCGGTACGCCGGGTTTCCTCGGTGGCGACGGTGGCGAACAGCTCACGGGTCGCGACCAACAGTTCCGCGGTCGCGTCGTCAGTGTCGAGGGTGGTCTGGGCGAACGCCCGAACCTGCGCGGTGAACGCCGCGAAGTCGGCCGCGGCGAGCGTGGTCAGGTCTTCGGGGATGTCGAACGGGAACATGGGGTCCGTCCTTTTGTGAGTCTGTTTTTGGTTGACTCCAGCCGGACCGAGACCTGACGCCGGGGTTTCGCCATGATCGTACACCGGGTGCGGTCTGTTCAGGTCGAATGTCATCGGCTGTTCGGTGCGCGGCTTCTCGCGCGGGAGTGGGTTGCGCTGAAAGCCCAGGGCGTTGAGTGGGCGGCCTCGGAGGGTGAGTTTCGCTCGCAGGTCCCGACCCCCGACGTAGGAGGGGGTCGGGGTCGCAGGGGGTCTGGGGGCAGCGTGCCCCCAGTGGGAGGTAGTTCTTACTGAGAGGTGGGGGCTCACCTGGGTGAGCGCTGATAGCCCCTATTAGCGCTCACCCAGGTGAGCGCTAATAGCCCTCGTTGGATCCGTAGTATCAGCGCTCGCTCAGGTGAGCGCTGATAGCCGGCGGATCTTCTGACCGGACCGGTTCACCTGGTTCATGTCCTCGATCAACTTTCGGTACGTTTCGTCGTCCGGAATGTTGAGACGTTCATAGACGGCGGGGGCGATGATGAGCCGGTACTCGTCGGCGCGTCCCGCTTTGTGGTTGCCCGCGCGTACCAGCTCCAGGAGGCCGGCGTCGCGTAGCCAGGCGAGGTGCCGGCGGGCGGTGCTGTAGCCGATCTCGCAGTCGACGGCGAGGCGGGTGACCCCGCACCGGATGCTCGTGCCGTCGTTGTCGGCGTACGAGCTGACGGTGAGTGCGGTCCCTTTGATCTGGTGGCCGATGCGGGCGCGCCGGATGAGTCCGTTCCAACGGCTGAGCATTTTGTTGCCGTGGGTGGCGGCGCTTTCGGTGCGCGGCTCTTCGCCGGTCATCAGGCACTGGCCGTCGGGGTGTCGGCCGTGACGGTGCAGGCTGCTTCTGGGACCATGGGGGTAAGGCTCCTTCCGTCGTCGCGGACTGGAGCTAGGCCGGACAGGGTGTTGACGCACCCGTACGGCCGCTCAGTTTCTAACCGATCACCCTGCCACCCCCGGCCCGGGTTTGATCTACCGGCGCGCCGCGCTACCGGGATTTAGCGCGGCAGCAGAAAAGGGCCCCGAGCACGCCCGCTCGGGGCCCTTCTCCGTGCCCACGGACACCTCCCGTTGACACTTCCCCGCCACGCCTGTAGTGTTTGTCCTGTCAGGCGAGATAGGTAGAAATAATCCGAAGGGTTTGCCTGACTCCCCGCGGAGACGGCGAATAACTCGCGCCGCGGGTATAGCAAGCAAGTCCCGACCAGGCCGTGCCCTGCGCATCCGTTGAGGCCTGGTGGGGACTGAGGCCCGGATCCCCGCCAGGATTCGGGCCTCTTTCGTGTACCCCACCCTTGACACTTCACAGGCGGGCCAGCGGTTTCCGCCGGAGAGGTTCGGATATGAATCCCCGACTGCTCGATCTGTTCTGCTGTTCGGGTGGTGCCACGCGCGGCTACCAAAAGGCAGGTTTCCACGTCACCGGAGTCGACATCGTGCCACGTCCCGACTACTGCGGAGACGAGTTCATTCAGGCAGACGCAATCGGCTTCCTGTCCAACGCAGACCTGTCGCGGTTCGCCGTGGCGCACGCGTCCCCGCCGTGTCAGGCGGGTTGCACTCTGACCAACGGCACGAATCAGGCGAACGGGTGGGGCCGAGAGCACGAGCAGTTGGTTCCCGTCGTGCGTAAGTTGCTCGCCGTGACCGGTCGGCCGTACGTTATTGAACAACCGAGCGGTCACGGCGGTCTGATCCGGACCGATCTGCGGCTCTGCATGGATATGTTCCCGGTCGGAGATCCGCCATGGGTGCAGCGGCACAGGGACTTCGAGATCAACGGCTTCACCGTGCCACAGCCCATCCATATCAAGCACCGTGGTTACGTCCGTGGGATGCGGCACGGCGTGCTGCGAGAGGGGCCGTACGTGGCTGCGTACGGTTCTGGTGGCGGTAAAGCCACGGTTGCGGAGATGCAGCACGCGTTGGGGATAGATTGGACGTCGGAGCGTGAAGAGTTGACCGAGGCCATCCCGCCGGCGTACGCCGAGTACATCGGACGAGCATTCCTCAGTGGGGCAGCGTCATGAACCCGATGGATATCCTGCGCGACTACCAGCATGAGAGCAACCAGGAGGCCCCGAGCACACAGCTCGGGGCCCCCATCACGTCCCGGGTCACCCGTCCCGGGACCACCACCATCAGGTGCCCGGTTTGATCACTGTCGCACCGGGATGCTTCGCCGCGAACGCCACAGCAGCTTGCTCGCTGGACTTCGGCACAGTCAGGCCGCCGGGCAGTTTCACCACATACGCGCCCCGCGTCTTATTCTTCCCGCAGTTACAAATAGGTCAGCCCTCCCAGTTCAGGGTACCCGAGTGTGGCAGCCAACTCCCTAGCCTGACGCCGCAAAATCAGACTATGCAAATCCCAGTCCGGCTCGAACACAGCCTCATGCTGATCACACACCCAGTTGCTGGCCAAAACCTGTGACGCCATACCAGGGTCGGCACCAGCCCAACCGAGGATACGACCGAACAGGCCGGCGTCGAGTTGTTCCACCCGCACGACCAGCTCCGCCCGGCCCAGGGCAGCCCTGGTCAGGGACACCCACATCTGCAACGCCTGGTCCCGCACAGTCACATGCTCGTACACGGCGGGGAACGCGGCGGCCAGCCGAGTGTGACCGGGGTTGTTGGTGCGTCCGTGCTCGGCGAAAAACCCGGACTCGGACAGGTCCCGGACCGCGACCATCGGGTGACGCACCAACAACACCACCGGCACATCGATCTTGTCCGTGCGGGTGGCGGCCAACCATGACGAGTCCGCCCGCAAACCCTCCGGCCAAACCGGATCAGGTTCACTGTTGAACACCTGCCCAGTGCCGCACGGCACACCGGCGTGGGAAAACGCCTGAGCCATCCAGGCGGTCTCACACCGGCCGGCACCGGTGACCACGAAACGGAAAGCCACCGCGGATCTCAGAGGGGAACAGTGTCGGGGGTGACCTCGACTGGTTCGCCGGCGGTCACGGTGATCCGCTCCGCGAGGCCTTCGACAACGACGATGGCAAGGTCACCGGTCAGTTCGTTGCCGCCGACCAGGGAAGAGACATGCACGTTGGCGGTGCCGAGCGGACCAACCGCCGCAGCGACAGCAGTGCCGTCAAGGTTGTCCGTCAAAGCGATAATCGCCGGGTCGTCGACGGTGAACACGGTGAGGGGCTTCTCCGGCGCTGTGACCGGGTTACCCATCTCATCGGTGAACGTGACACTGAGGGGTACCTGCTTGTCAGCCTGAAGATCCACGATGATGCTCGCTTTCCCTGTGTGAAATGTGACCGGTGACGGGTTGGTGGCCCGGCCGGTCAGGCCGTGTTCGACAGCCACACCAACATGCCAGATCGCCTGGTGCCGGTGGTGCTGTTTGATCCGAATGTTGAACGAGGCGATCATGTCGCCCAGATCAAAGTCCATCGTCCCACCATGGTGGCGAGGGATGCCCGTTCCAGGTCTGCTGTGACCCTGATGGCGGCGGCGAGGCCGGCGCGTGCCTGGGCGGCCTTGGCACGCTCAGCTTGCCGCTGTTCGAGTGCGGCGGCGAGGGCGTCCACGTCAACAGCAGCCCGGACCGTGACACCGGCATCCGGGTTCGGGTCGGGGCCGAACGCCGCGGTCAAAGCAACCTGGCGACCCTGGCGGCTGAACGTGACCGGGAACCCCGGCTCCGCGTGCGCACGCGGCCCAGGAGACAACGCCAACACCTCGAGCAGGCTGAGCCCGTCCGGGGTTTCCCGCCAATCACCCGACACCTTCCGCCGCTCCAGCACAGCCCGCTCCGGGGCATCCTCGGCGAGCTCGATGACCCCGGCCACCACAATCCCGAACTCGTCCTCGTACGCGCGGACGTGCGCGGCCACCGTTTTCGTGTCATAGGTGGCCATGGCGGAGGATGCGGTGAGGTCCAGTCCGGCGTGCCGGCCGCCGACGGTGATCCTGCCGGCCCACACAGTGCCACCGTCAGCGGTGTCGACCGGGAACCGGTTGAACGCCGCATACCCGCCGGATGCGTCGCGGGGTGCGGTGACGCACACATCCGCGTAGCCGACGTGGCAGGTTTGCCACGTCGCGATGTGCCCGTACACCCGTCCGGTGTCCCAGTCCCAGGTGATCGGGGTCGGCCGGTCCAGGGCGGGCAGGGTGAACGCGTCCACATCCGGGCGGGCCGCGGTTGCTGTGCTGGCGATCAGGGCCGCCACGCTGCCACCTTGCCCACCATCCGCCGGGATCGGCTCCTGCTCGGGGACAATCAACTCCAACGGACGGGACGTTTCCGCGAACGCCGGAATTGACACAAGGGTCGCCGCACGAACCCGACCCTCAGTGATCAACAATTCCAGCTTCGGTTCCTCACCATGCTCAACCTGATATTCCTCAACCATTTCCCACGTGACCGGCACATCGGTACCAGCCATTACCGGAGAACCCTCAAACGAGTCCAAATCGACGGAAGGACCGAGGGTTCCGGCACCCATAAGGTGCATTGCCTCCGCAACATCCTCCGCCATCCGGGGCATTTCTTCGCGGTTAGCGTCGTCGAACATTTCGCCTTTTGCCCATACGGCGGTCGTGGTGGGGTCAAGGTATTTGGCGGCGTCGGCTGATACGTATCCTTGGGTGAGGGCTTCGTCGACGGTGAGGATGGCGGCTTGTTGGACTGCTCCTACGGGTACGGCTCCGTCGTGGCCGCCTTCGCGGGATCGTGCCCATTCGAGGGGGAATGGGACGTCGGCGAGGTGGATGCCGCCTTCGGCGAATCGGCGGCCGTCCCCGGTGGATGGGCCGATGGGTGCGAGCATTGTCCGGAATTGTGTGCCCATGGTGTTCCTCCTTCTGCCTAGGTTACCGGGGTTTGCGCATCTGCCGGTTGATGGGCTATTTGCTGCGGGCTAGGAGTGCCCATGATCCGCCGAGCATCGTCTGGGTAGATGCGGTTGACGCGTACCAGCGTAGGACGATGGCGCCTGGGGCGGTCACGGTGAATGTGAACCATCCGGAGATCTGGTAGTTGGTTGTGGCGGCGGATGCGTTGGCGCCGGTGTGCCCGGTGTTGGCTGCTGTGATGACGCCTGTTGTGCTTGCGGTTGTAGAGGTGTGGTTTGTGACCCGGCCGATGATTGGGGTGGTGGTGGTGGCTGTTCCGCCGAATCCTATGCGCGGGTAGGCAGTGTTGACACTGGATTGGTATATGCCTTCGAATGTTAGGGTGTAGGTGCCTTCTTGCGCGTCCCAGAATTTCAGTCCGGCCATGTCGACGATTGTTGTGGATGTGGTGGTGATGTCGGCGGGGAGGGTCAGCATCCGTTGTTGGACTTCCATTTCGAAGCCTGATATTAACGTGCCGTTGTCGCAGTTGAGGTGATCGAGGTGGAGTCCGCCTGCCCCGGGTACACGGATTAGGCCGGAGATGGGTGGTTGGCCGAAGTCGCCGATGACGTTGTTGACGGTGGTGAGTGATGCTACCCCGGTTGTGTTGATTTGGATTCCTGCGTCGACGAGCGTGGGTGTGACGTTTGCTGACGCGATCATGATGTTGGTGAGAGATACTTGCCCGTTGGAGTTGTTTTCGATTACGTTGATTCCGGTTGATGATCCGGCTGCGAATGCGTTGACGGAGCAGTAAACTTTGTCGAAGTACACTCCTCGACATTCCGCTGAAATGTAAATGAATGGGTATGGGGTTGTTACTTGTGATGATTCGCATTTGACTACGTTGAAGTAGATACCGTTTGGTGGGGCGGTGTTGTTTGTTCCTGATTCGATCCGGATTGCGGTGCCGGGGAATGTTTCGCAGTGTAGGTTGAGGAATTTCAGTTGGTTCGAGTTGTCTGATGAGTAGCCGAATCCTGATGTTGCCCGACTGTTGCGGATCCATATTGCCGGGTGGGTGCCAGATCCTACCCAGTCGGTGAAGACGTTCGAGAATGATGAGTCCCATACTTCGGTCAGGTCTAGGAATGAGCCGGTACATGCGTAGGCTGACACGTGGTCCATTTGGAACTGTGACACGTATACGAAGTCGAGGCATGATGCGCTGAAGTCGCCGCCGGCGAAGGTCATGTGTTCTAGTGCGCAGTACCAGTTTCGGGTTGGTGTGTCGGTGCCGTGGAAGGTGAATACGGACACGTTGGCGGTACGCCGGATTGTAGTCGCTTCGCGTCCGGCGCCGAGTAACCGCACGGATGAGGGCACGTTGCAGGTGGTTCCTATCCGGTAGGTTCCTGGGGGGAAGAACACGGTTGCGCCTGGGGTGTCGGGGTCGCCTAGAGTTGCGGCGTAGGTGATGGCTGCTTGGATCGCCGCTGAGTCGTCTGTCGCGTCGTCGCCTTTTGCCCCGCCGGCGAATCGGGGGCTTTTGACGTTGACGGCTGCTTCCACGTCGACGTTTTCGATGCCGTTTTCGATGTGGTTGAGCCTGGCTGCGGATATGGGTGTCCCACCGACGATGTCATTTGCCCATGTCTGTTTTGTGTAGGCCATGGGGTTAGGCTCCGATCGGGTAGAGGTTGAGTGCGGGGTAGAGGTCTAGTGCGGGGTAGAGCAGTCCGGCGGGTAGCGCTGCAGGGCATCCGCAAGACGCCGGTGCTGGTGGGGCTAGTTGGGTCCAAATCGGTAGGTGATGCGTGTCTATCGGGATGGCGGTGAACAGGGGGGATGGGGTGCCGAGGGTGTCGAGTACCACATCGTATGGGCCAACCCCCCAGGAGGTGCCGTTGCGTGTTCGGCCGGTGACAGTGAACGTGATCAGATCATTCGTGATGGTGATGTCTCCGGATAGTGAACCTTCTACCACCCAGGGGAGGAGGTTGTAGCCGTGGAATGGGAGAACATCACCGGGGGCGCATTCTTCTTCTGCGTTGCCCATCCATACTTCGAGGGCGAAGCTACCGGTTCCGTAACGTGATTCAGTGACCAGGAAACCGGTGGTGCGTCCTAGGTCGTCCTCGTTGGGTAGTAGCCCGGTCAGGGTGGTGAACAGTTCAAAGTCCACCTCCTGAAATATCAGGCTAATGTCGTACCAGTTGAGGTTTGGTTTGGCCCGCTGGTTGATTACCGGTTCTCCGTCGGAGTTGCGAACGTAGAGTCGTTCGCCTTCGTCTACGTTCGGGGTGAGCGTGACGGATACGAAACCGTCGCTGACAGCGTAAGCGCATTCGGTGAGTAGCGGGTTACCGCATGCGTCGAGCATGGTGACGCGCACGGTACTTCCCTGGAGGGGCTTGGCGCAGAGCAGATTGGCCATGTTGGGGCTATCTCCTCATCTGCCGGTTGGTCATGTCCACCGTTTCGCCCTTTTCGACCAAAAGTGGGACACATCGGCAATTTATCCGCTCTTGTGGTGGTCCGAGTGGGTCTCCGGGGAACATGAGGGGGTAGCCGCCGACGATGAAGGGTTGGCCTACGGGGACGCGTTGGCCTTCGGCTATGCGGTGGGTTGGGCGTGTGCGTGAGTCGTCGGTGGCGATCCAAAGCATCTCCATTGGTACATCGGAGTCGTCTGCTACGACTTGGAATGCGTCGGTGCGGCCCACATTCAATGCTGAGATTGTTTCGGATCTGGCGATGGTGGTGGCCCTGTTCGACCAGCGTTCCGATCCTGCTGTCGCCAGGACTTCGTCGATGCGGGCGGATAGTTTCGGGATGGATTCGCCCACGTTCACACCTTGGGCGATTTCGCCGGCGACGAGGTCGTATACCTCGTCGGGGACGCGTACGAGCTGGTTGCGGGTTTCGGCCAAGTGGGCGACGACGGCGGGCCTGGCGGCGAACGGGTAGTCGGGGCCGAGGACCCGGGTGAACGCGACTCCGATGGCTTTGAGGATTTCACCATGGATGATCATGTCGACGGCGTCGTGCCAGAGTGGGGCCAAGGCCCAGACGGCGCTCAGGTTAGGTGGTGCGTCTCCGCGGATCACCCGGCGGGATAGTTTTACCAGCCATGCGGACAGTGCGGACCATACGGCTTCGCGGATGCTGCGTTCCACGGCGGCGGTTTCAGCTCGGGCTTCCAACCGCTGCGGCAACCACGGATCGTCACCGACGCCGTCCCAGATTTCACCGGTCATGCTGTCACCAGCCCGTTTCCCCGGTTGGCGACCGCCAATGCAGCGTACAAAAGATCATCGTGGTGGCGGACACCGCGGGTTAACAACTCGTGTACGTACCCGGATAGCAGCGCACCGAGGTCGTCTGGGTCGACGTCTAGGTCTGAGGCCACTAGGGCGACGTGGGTCCACGCACCCGCGGTTACCTGGGTGGCTTTCGCCGGTGTGATCGGTCCGACATGATGGTGCAGTTCGTGGCGTGGGACGTCAGCCCACCGGCCGCGTCGCTCCTGCGGTGTGGTCAGGCGTCCGCCGGCTAGTTCGAGTGCTCGCATCACCATAAGTTTCGCGCTGGCGTTGAATACCATCTGTGGGGATGGTGGGGTAGTCACCCGGGTGGCGGTCAACGCGCGGATCCGGTGGTCTAGTGCGGCGGTGATAGCCCGCGCTGAGCCTGTGTCGGCTGGTTGATCAGGCATGGTGCCGTTGTTGGGTGGGCCGTCCACGGCCGGACTGTCAGCAGCCGGGTCCATACCATCCGTGTTCTGCCCGGCGGTGGCAGGCACACCGACACTCTTCACAGCCGGCAGCCCGAGGAGTTGCTGGACGGCTGGGTCGAGGATGAGGTCAGGTTGGGTGGTGACCAGTTTCAGCAAAATTTGCGCGGCCCGGTCTGGGATGGTTGGCATGACGTCGATGTCGAACGCACCGGCTTTGACCGTCTCAACATCGGAGAGTAAGAACCGGTCGTGGAGCTGTAGGGCATCTTCGAGCCGGTTCGGTTTAGCGGCCAGGGAAGATGTGTCGAACGTGAACGCGTACCGTTCGGGGTTGGGGACGCCCATGGATGTTAGGGCGAGGTGGAGGAAACCGCGGGTGAGGGCGTCAGCGATGAGGCCGAGGTAGGAGCGGATCCAGCGGATTCCCTCTTCGGAGATCAACCATCCTGACCAGTGGTTGGTTGATCCGATGCCGGTGAGGACTTCGGCGGGGATTTCCGCCATGGATGCGACCCGGCCGATGGCTTTGTCTTTCATCGGCCCGATTTCGGCGGACAGTTCGGACCAGAAGTTCACCGGTTTGATCTTGTCGAGTTGTTCGATCATCTGGTCGGGCAGGGTCGCCATGATGGGGACCATGGCGGATGCCACACCCTGGTCTGCCATGGAAGCAGCGGCAGCACGTTGCATGTAGGACATGAACCCGGCGATCCCGGCCGGGTCACTGTCGGCGCGGGGGAAGTCGATGCCCTCTGGCAGGAACCAGACTCCGGCACCGGTGAGCCGGGAGTCGAGCTCGGCGAACTCCCGTTTGGTGAGCAGCTCGATTTCGCGGAGGGGGACGATGGCGGAGCGGGTGAAGCTGTCGGCTTGGTCGGTGTCGTTGGGGTGTGGACGCCAGCACCGGATGAGGATGTCCTTACCGTCGGTGAGGGTGAGTTTGGCCCCGCCGCGTTGCTGCGGGCGACGCACTTTGACCTGGGCGCCTTCGCGGGTGAGGGCGGCACCGGTGACTACGAACCAGGAACCTTCGGCCTGCTCGGGGTTGGTGGCGGCGTTCTCGCCGACGATCCAGCATTCCCCGCCGACGGCCAAATCCACCCCGGCTAGGCGGAGGTTGTCGTCGCGTTGGCTACCGGTGCCGAGGGGGACCGCGGCGAGGCGGCGAATGTTTTCGTCTTCGACTTCGCCTTGTTCTTCCCCGGTCTGATCGACTTCGGTGACGTACAGGCGGGCTTGGGCGACGGAGTCACCGACCCGGCCGGACAGTTTGTGCAGCTCACCGATGATGTCGTAGAGGCGCCACGCTTCGGCTTGCCAGTCACGGTTGCCGAATTTCCACGTCCGCCAGGAGGAGTTGTCGCCGAGGTCGACAACAGCGGTGGCACCGGCGAGGGCGGTGCGGTGTTGGACGTGCTCGGCTGCGAACGGGTCGTACGGTTTGGGTGTGGTGGTGGCAGGCTCGACTTGTTTGGGTCGTTTCAGCGCCACGATTTACCTACCCAGGGTGTGAGTCATGCCAGTGACCTGGCTGAAAGCCAGCATAAGCGCTGGGATCAGCATGATCGGGTTGTTGCCGGCAACCCAGACTAGGGGTGCGGTGATGCCGCCTACCCAGATTGACACACACCACGGGCATTTGATCAAGCCTGCGATGAACGCACCGAGGGTTTTCGGGCGGTCGTCTAACCAGACTAGGAGTGCGTCTCGGACTGGTTCGGTGATCGTGTCGGTGACGGTGAGGCCGGTTATGCGCATGACGGCCAGCGTGTAGATGATGAGTTGTAGCCACACCGGGGTCACCATGCTGGCCAGTCTACGGTTATCGAGGGGGCATCTCAGGTGCTGAGGCCGCCGCACCGCAGCCGTCAAGGCTCATGACGTCACCTCCGTATCTTCAGAGTCGAGAGGCAACTGGTCGCCGGTGCCGCGTCGTCGGGCGCAGGTAGGGCCACGCCACCCGGTGATGCGCCCGGCCGGGTCATGGACAGGTTGCCAGGACTGTTCGGGGCGTCCGCAGTCGTCGCAGTGCCGCGGTGCGAGGTGGGTGGTGTAGAGGCGTGCGGCGACCCGGTTCAATTCGGTGATGAGCCGGGCTAGCTCCGCCAGGTCATCAGTCACTGCCGGCTGTCCTAGGGCGGGGTGGTCGGGGCGGGGTGGTCGAGGGCGGGGTGGTCGAGGGCGGGTGGGGGCTGTGTCGGTGGTCAAGGCAGGCACCTTTCGAGGCAGACGAGTCCCCATGGGTGGAGGATTTCCCACCGTGGTTGGCCGTTGGCGAGGGCAAGAGAACGTAGGCAGCGCCGGCATTGGGGGGTGCGGAAGGGTCGGGTCGCGGCGATGATCCGGGCGGTTTCCGCTTGCCGTGCGGCTATGGACGCGGACATGTTTCTCCTTCCGAGGGTTTGCAGACCGGTGCCCACGCCAGGGTGTGGGCTGCGTGGACTTTCCGGCTAGCCCGGGTAAGCCACGTGAACAACATCCGGGTAGTGGTGTCCGAGCGCTGGTTCCGGATGGCCTCGTCAACGGCGAGGAGGAAGTAAAAGAGGACCAGCCGGGCGTTCTCTGTACGGGCCAGACTGGTCTCCAACGCTGCGATCTGGGTTTGCAAGGTTTCGATGGTTTTGCTGTGAACAGCGCAGTCAGTGTTCATCGACTGTGGGCATCAGGGTGGCCAGCACCTGCGTTTCGGCTGCCTCACCGGTGACCATCACCTGCGTTTCGGCCGCTCCGCCCGTCGCCAGGACCTGCGTTTCGGTCCCGGTCGCGGCGTCGCCCGTGACCAGCACAGCGTCGCCGGTGATCAGGACCTGGGTTTCGGCTGCCCTGCCGTCGGTGCGCAGCACTTCAGTCTGGGCTGTCACCCACGGTTCCGTCCGGTCACCACCGGTGTACCCGGTGACTGGCCGGGCCCAGGGGTTAGCTGCGGGCCGTGCGACACCAGTCGCGTGGGGGCCCACGAAGGATTTCTCCGACCGCACCCACGAGCTTTGAAGTTTGCGCTGCTGGTCCTGGCATTCTTCGAGGTCTTTGAACCTGCGGATCCGGGCTTGGGCTGTTGCACGTTCAGACGCCCATATGACGGTCTGGGCGAACGTGACGACGGCCAGGCAGTTTCCGAGGAGGAATCCGACGATGTGGCGGGCGTCGGTGGGGCCGTCACCGAGGATGATCCATGCGCTGGTGACGGCGATGGTAAGGGTGAGTAGGGCGCTGGAGACGATGGTGGGGATGGGTGGTCCGGGGTCGGTGCGGGGCCGGTGGTTACTCACTATGTCCCTCGTGGTTTCGGTTAGAGCTGGGCGCAGGTGTTGGCGTGGGTTTGGCCGGTGGTGAACGCGGCGCCCTCGGTGAAAGAATGCACGGTCTGGCCGCAGTTGGTGCAGGTGCCGTGCCAGCCTCTGGTATGGCCGGGTGTTTCGGTGGTGTAGGCGAAGGTGATGGCCACGTCTGGGTCGGAATCGGCGAATACGACTAGCTTCACAGGTTGAACGTTACCGGCATGGCTGGTATGTTGTCAACAGGAGGTGCCGATGCCTGAGGATCAGATCAACCGGATGGCCCGGCAGGTCAGATGCTTAGGCCGTGGACCTGTCCACGCCGTGAACAGCACATTCACCTCATCGGTCGACGGCAACAGTTATGTCACCGACTGCGGGCGGACCCTGTCCGTTGCTGGTGGGGCAGTACTCACCACCCGGTCGGTGACATGCCGGGGCTGCCTACGAACACAGGTCCTACTCTGATGCGGTTCCTTAGCGGGAAAATCTCCGACAAGATCCGCAGCGGCATGCTGCCGGCTGACGTTCAGGTGGTCGGCCCCCGGGTTGAGGCTGACGACCGGCCTGACCCGAAGGCTGTGCTCCGGTCCCAAGGCCAGGGCCTTGGGCGGGGTTCCCACCGGTCCCGTAATCCAGATAGGGAGTGAGATGCAGAGTCGGGATTCGCATTTTGAGGGTGTCGGGTTCGCTGGCACCGCTGTCGACGAACTATAAGCGATGATCATGGCGGCGAGGGAACAGCAACAGACCACCCTGAACATGATCATCACAGCGGTAGGTGCCAGCCCAATCGTCGAATCAGCACGAAACTCAACCACATGGGCAGCCCACATCGGTGACCAACTCGCCGACCTGATCGGCGTATGCGAACAGCTGAAAGCCGAACTCAACCGGTACGCCGGCGGATTCTGATGCCACCAACACCGGACAGCTGGCCACCCCCGCCTGTCCCCCGCTGCTGGTTCTGCCAGCGAGCTGGCAACGACCTGACCGAGCACAGGCTCCGCCCGTTCGGTATGCCAGGCACACGGATCTTCCGCTGCCCACCCGGGATCGGCTGCCAAAACGACGCGATACGTCACGGGCCCCCGTGGCAACCACACCCGTCGAATATCACCTGTTCAAAGTGCCCGCCTGCGGGCCGCCGGCGTTAGCGGATGCCGAGCTGCACCCAGGTGGTTGCGTCGACCTGCCCATTCGCCGGGATTCCGCGCATCCGCTGGTACGCCAGCACCGCCGCCTGAGTGTCCGGACCGAAGATACCGTCATCATCGATGCCCAACCAGCGTTGGACGTACGCCACGTCAGGCCCGGTCATGCCACGTTCCAAGGTGCGGCTGCCAAGCTTGGCCGCGGCCGGTTTAGCGTTGATCGCCGTGAACACCCGGTCCAGGTCACCGGTATACGGCTGACGTTCCCGGGTCTGCACCGACTGAAAATGCGCATGGTGATCGTGCGGGGAGGACCCGGCATAGGCCCGGACCTTCCAGTTGCCGATGTCCCGGTTCGCGATATTCCGCTGGAAAATCCACAGCTGGGCCTGGGTCTGATGCTGAAACTCGGCGATCAGCTCGTGCATCGCCTTGACCTCGGCGACCGAACCGAGCGGGTTGCTGGACCCGAACAGGTTCAGGTCGCAATCGTACGCGTCAACGCTTCCGTCTGAATCCGGGTTGTGCTCGCTCACCGTCTTGGAGTGGGCTAGATCGCCAAGCGTGCCGTCGGACAGTCTTGTCCGGTGTGGGAACTCCCAGTCAATAGCTGCTCTCCATGAGGTCAGGAACGCGTTCAAGCGCCAGGCGGACATCAGTTCCCGCTCTTGGAGCGCCTGGTCCTCGCTGCTTTCCTCGCCATGATGCTGCGTTGTGCCCGAGTGACACCGGCGTTCGCGATGCGGGCGGCTTTGCTCTTCGACGCGCCCTTACGGCGTAGTGCCTTGTAGGCCCGGTGCCTGCTTTTCGCGACGTACCCTTTTCGACCGCCGGCCGAGCTGACCATCGGGCACCACCTCCACCACCCAGTGTGCACCTCGGTAGCGCTACGCCGGTCGCCTGCCGGCCTCTTGGATTTTGTGTCCGAGGTTGTCGGCGGAAATCTGCTGGATGAGGCCCCAGCACTGGGGGCCGTCGCAGCCGATGTACCCGCCGATGGCGTTGCGCTGCCCGGTCTGGTGGAATGCTTCCTCGGCCGCCACGTCGGCCCGCACGACCGGATAGTCGCGGCCACCGATCCATACGTGCGTCCCGTCGAAGTACCCGTCGTCCTCATCGGTCAAGCCGGCAAGGATGTCCAGGTCGTCGCCGCTCATGATCACGGTGGCGTGGGTGTCTTCGGCGATCTCGGTGTGGTGACGGGCGCCGTCCATGCCGATCGTGTCGATGAGGTACACAGCTTGGTCAAGGGTGTCGAGGACGATGGACCATCTGGTGTTTGTCATGCCCACAACCTTACAGGCGTGACGGGCAAGTGTCAACCGGTCAGCCGGGCCGGACTCAGGCTGGTCACCGGCATCGACCCGACCGGTTCGGCGAACGATCCGGCACCCTGATGCCGATCAGCCCACAGGCTCATGGCTATGGCGTCACCGCGGTCAGGACTCCGGCCCAGCCGCTCGACCACCTTGTCCTTCGTCTCCACCTGGTACTTCGGCGGAGTCCCCGTAACCACACTCCACGTCGGGGTAGTCAGATCAGAGATCATCAAATCGTCCGGGGGTAACGCCAGCATCGGCTCATACGCCGGATCCAACAGCTCGCGCAAATTCCAATAGGCTGCGCTCCGGCAGTTCGCAAAACCGTAGCGATTTGACCGATCTCTCACATTTGCCCTACTTGACCCCGTATAGGCGAGCGGCCGGGCCCCGGTTTCACGCAACCGGTCATACACCCCCGCACCGACACCGATCACGTCGATGATTGCCCTGCCGTCCAATCCTTGCAGGGCGGCGACTTGGGACATGGTGTCCCTACGCCGGTTGCCTTCGAGGGTGATTGCCCAACCGTCCCTATGGGCGAGAACGGATTCGTCGCCACCGCGGCCGACGTCAACACCGGTCCAGAGCGGGCCGCCGGGTGAGGGGCGGCCGGCGCGGTCCCAGTCGTGCCACCGTTCGATGGCCGCTTCCAACCAGGCGAGGGGGATGACGGAGTCCTCATCACTGGCGTGGAACTCGCCGAGGACCCGGTTGTGGTAGACGGCGGAGTCGGCACCCCACTGTAGGCGCCGCTGGTCCACCCAGGTTCGGGAGATCCGCCCAGCCTCGACGGCCTCGTCGATGGTGACGTGGCGGGTCCACCAGTCCTCATACCCGGGCGCCCGCCGGTGAATTTCATAAAACCTGCCGGACGGCGGGCCCGGTGTGCTCATGGCGAACGCGTACGCGTTGTCCGCGGTTTCCGGGCCCGCGTTCGAAAACGCGCCCTCGATCGAGTCCCAGGTGGCCGGCGGCACAATCTTCGCCTCATCGAGCAGGTACAGCAGCTCCCCCGCGTGAGCACCCTCGATCCTCTCCGGCTGGTTGGAGGCCACGGCGGTGGCCGCCCCGCAGGACAGTTTCAGCCGCAGGTCCAACAGCTCGGTGCGCGGGTTGTACGGGGCCATACCGAGGATGCCGAAGTCGATGCACCCGGCCCATTTGTGGATTTCCGGCCACAGGTACACCTCGAGGTGGCGCCAGGCTGACGCGGTGGTGATGATTTTCCAGTCGCGGCCGGCCATATTCCTCGTCGTCGCGAACCAGTTCACCAGGACCGCGCCTAAGAAGCTGTTGTGCGTGGGGATCATCGCCTCCCCGGTCAGGTAAAGGTGGCTCGGTGAGTCCACCTCTATGCACTGTGTCGGCTGGTCGGCTACGCGCCGAATGTCAACGATCGTGTGCTGGGTATGCCGGGACGCCTGGGCTCCGCGTGGCACCCAGTCGTAGCGGAGGAGGTGGTACGGGTTGAAATCGAACCGAACACCAATCCGATACTTCGGGCCGTAGTCGACGTCCCCGATTCTGGCCCGACCTACATTCATCCGGACTACTAGGCCGAGCGTGCGCAGCAGCTCGGCGACGTCATCGGCTAACCGCTTGTTGGTCAGGGTGATCTCGTCGGAGCCGCTTGCCTGCCGGTAACCGTCTGAGTCCCAGAGTCCACGCACTAGCTCCTGACGCTGTTCGATAGACGCCCGGAGGTAGGCCATCGGGATGTGCTTGTTGCCTAGCACGCCGAGGGTTCTGAGTTGGGCCATCAGGCCGGGGATTCGGTAGATCCGAGAGCCCTCGCGACGTTCCCCGGACGGTACGAAGTGGCCCTTCATAAGGCGCGACGAGATGAGCCCGGAGTCTTCCCTGTTGATGCAGATGGAACCGTTGTCGGTTGATCCATCGCCCAGCCAAATCCCGAGCGTGTACGGGTCCACCGTTAATCCGAGTTGGGTTGGTAGTTCCAACGGCTGGGCGGTCGGTACCCGCCATCTGAGCTGACCACCCTTAGTCCGCAGCGTCTCGGCTAGGTGCGCGGTGGTCCGGGTACGGGTGGCGGCCCAGTGGTCGCGCCAATCGATGATTCCTCTTGGCCGGTCGTAGACGTCGATCACGTTCCACTCATGCTCGCCATGCACCGTCTCTACCGCACCGTTGGCGAACTCCAGTTCATACGTCGGCCCAATCCAGATCGGTGACTTTCTGGTTACGCGGCAGGGCTTGCCGTTCTCGTCTAGGACCTGGTCACCGATCTGGACGTCTTCTATCGTGGTCCATCCCACGGGAGTGGTAAGCACGGTAGAAAGTGTACTCGCTTTTCCCAGGCCATGCGGCCCGCGTAGGGCCACTCTCTTCCGTTGGGGGAGAGCGTCCAGCACTTCCCCTTGATACCCGGCCAGGTTCACGTTCGGGAGGCAGTCTTGGGCCCAGCATGTGGGTGAGTCGTACCAGCGTCTGATCCGGGTACGTTTCAGATACTTGGCTGCCAAGTCCACTATTTAACTCCAGTTGCGCCTATGTCGATTTGGGAGAAGTGGACTTGGATCAGCGCGGGTACCTGGGCCTGTTGCTCCGGGGTGAGCTCTAGCGAGTCGAGCATGGTCATCAGGTGGGTGACGACCACATCCCCCCACCGCTCAGCCAAGTTGGTCAGCCGCTCACTGATACCCATATCGTGGGCGACTTTCGCGAACCGGACTACCCGGTCCCTCTCTGCTGCTTCGAGGATGACCAGGGCGCGGATGTTCTCTGAGGTGGCGAAGATGGTGCCCTCAGCGCCGGCGGCACTGTACTGGTAGCCGATGAGCCCGGATGGGGTTACCGCGGTGCCGGGGCCGAGTCCTTCACGGTCTGGTTCTAGTGGGGTTTCTTTGGCTACTTGTTGGCGGAGGAGTTCACCGTATGCGGCGGCCCGGAGCCAGGTCATGTGGAGCATGCCGAGGACGGCCATGCCTGAGTCGATGGTTTCGCCGGTGGCTGGTTTGCCTAGTGCACACCAGGCGGTGACCACGGATTCACCTTTTGCTGTGGCTACGTCGAGGCTGTATCCGACGTGGGTTCTGCACGCGTTGGTTCCTTTGATGGCGATCTGGTGGCATGGTCCTGGGATGTTTCTCCGGCTTTTGGTGCATTCGAGGCGTTCATGCTGCTCGCACCACCGGGCTTGGCCGGGGTTGTAGTCCTTGCCCAGCAGAACCCGGGTGCCGTGGCCGGTTGACATGATGCCATCGTAGCTTCAGTGCCCCCCGACTAGAAACCAGGAGGACATTCCATCCGGGGAGGCCTGGGAGTGCACCAGGCCCGCCCATGGCACCCAGGGGGGACGGGGAGGCGTCCGAGGGTGGCTAGGCGGGCCCGGCGGGACCGCCCCTGCCGGCGGAGATCCGGTGGCAGGGGCCGCTGGTTTCAGGTTATGCGATGAAGGTGGTCTTGCGGCGGCGGACCGTGATGAGGGCTGCCGCACCGGCCATGGCCATGAGCAGTCCCAGACCGATCATGGTGAAGATTTCTCCGGGGCCGGTTTTCGGCAGGGCGCCGGTGACCGGGGTTTGGTTGTCGGTGTTCCCGACAGGGTTGGTGTCTGTCGGGGTGGTGTTGTCGGCGGGGCTGCTGCTCGGGGTGGTGTTGTCGGCGGGGCTGGTGTCGGCTGGTTCGGTGCTGGGTGCGGTGCTCGGTGCGGTGTCGTCACCGGGGTTGTCGTCTCCCGGCTGGTTACCACCAGGGTTACCACCAGGCCGGTTACCGCCCGGCTTGTGACCACCGGGGGTGTTACCGCCCGGCTTGTGACTGCCGGGCCTGCAAGCCGGGTCGTGGCCCAGGTCGCAGTCCGGGCTGTCGTTACCAGCACCTGGTTTGTTGACCTGCCCTGCGCCGGGGATCGTCAGGTGCGGACCGGCACCAGGGGCCGGGGCGGCCGGGGCGACTGCCGGTGGTGGGGGCGGTGGGGGCGGGACTGGTGCCCCACCGCCGGTGGCCGCGGCTGGGGCTGCCAGTGCCACAGCCCCGGCCACACCTGCCAGGGCGGTGACCATCGTGTGGAAAGTCCTGCTCACGGGTTTTTTCTCTCTTCCTGCTCGGGTCAACATCCTACCGGACCTTACAGCACTGGCGGGGAAGTAGCCAGAGGGAGCAGTTCCGGGCCGATAACAACCCACCAGTGCATCGGCATCGCACCGGGCGCCCAGTCGAATGCGCGCCGTACCGCCGGGGTGCAAAGCACACGAGCGGCCCTCGGCCAGTGCAACGCACGATCGGTTTCCACCACGAACCGGTATCTTGTCCGGTCACAGCTGATCGTCTGCCCGGTCAGGCCGAGCGCAGCGACGTCGGGGGCGTCCAGGTCGGTGAGCCAGATTATCGGCCCTGCGTCGGGAAGGAACGGGTGCGGGTTGCCGCGCAAAGCCTGGTCTTCGGTGATGCCCTTGCGCCCGTAGTCGCAGGTGTAGTGGTATAGCAGCAGTTGGGTCACCGGTCAGCCTCGAGGGGGACGATCGCGTCGGTTTTAAACGCGGTCGTCCCGGCGCTGACCACCATACGTATGGCCTTGACGTCCGTAGGCATGTCGAAGTAAACGGTGACCCTAGCCTGGTTGCCGGGGTTGATCCCCGCAGGCCAACCGGTCCCTCCTTGGTTGCCGGCGAGGTTGGCGGCAGCATCGGAGTTGAACTGGCGGCCGTCCTTGTCCTCTACACGAATCAAGTTGTTCGTGTCGAAGGATATGGGCCGGGTGCTCATGTTTTTGATGGTGATGTCTATCCGGGTGTATTGGCCTTGGGGTTCCCCTGCGGTCAGCCCGTCAGTCTTGGTGGCGCTGGTTTTAGCGCCGTGGATGGTGTATTGGATGTCGCCGGATCGGAAGGGTTTGCCGATCTTGTAGGTGGTGGGGGATGGGTCTGTGGCTGGGGTGGAAGCTGCCGGTGCGGTTGCTGCCGGTGCGGCTGGTGCTGTGGCGGCTGGTTGGGGTTTGTCGTCGGAGGCGAACACCGTCAGGAGTAGGCCTGAGCAGAGGAGCATGGGTGCGCCCAACGCGATGATGAACCACCAGATGCGGTTGTCGTAGGGTTTCGGGGTGGGTTCTTGGGGGGTTTCCCAGTGTGGGCTGTCGGGGTGGGTCCATAGGGGGTCGGGGTCTGGTGGGTCTGGGTGGTGGTAGTAGTGGCTCACGGTGTCCTCTGCTGGGTGTTCTGGGTGTCCTGGGAACGTACCTTACAGTCCTGACGGTAAGGTGCCTAGTCCCGTAACGATCATCCTCTACCCGTCTCACCCTTGACACCTCGCAGTCATGGCGGTAACGTAGTACCTGGCAACCACCACAGGAGGCAGACACCGTGACCAGCAGCACCCACCCATACGGAACCGTCGCGTTCTTCGTCGAACGATTCCGCAACCAGCACACACCGGCACAGCTCAACAACGCCCTGATCGGCGCTGTCGAAGGCGCCGCCCAGTTCTCCGCCGACGACACCACCGCGGTGCAGTGCATCCGACACGCCCTCGCCGCAACGTCGATCGTGCGTGGTGAGCAGCAAGATCTCGCCTGGGCGGAACAGTTCGAGGTCGCCGAACCATCACCACTGCAAGCACCGGAGGCCGGTCGATGAGCGCGCTCACCTTCACCAAAGCCACGAAAAAGGCAGCCAAGGGTCGCATCGCCATCGACGGGCCGAGCGGGGCCGGGAAAACGTTCACAGCCCTGACCATTGCCACCACGCTCGGTGAGCGGATCGCCGTGATCGACACCGAACACGGATCCGCATCTAAGTACGCTGACCTGTTCGCCTTCGACACTCTCGGGTTGCACCGGTACTCCCCGCAAATCCTCATCGACGCCCTCACCGCCGCCGGCCAGGAAGGGTACGACGTGATCGTCGTCGACTCCCTCTCCCACTTCTGGATGGGCACCGACGGCATGCTCGAACAGGTTGACAAGGCTGCGAAACGGGCCGGCGGGCATGGCATGTCCGGGTGGAAGGAGATGCGCCCGGTCGAACGGCAGATGGTGGAAGCTTTGCTCGCCTACCCGGGGCATGTGGTCTGCACCCTGCGAGTCAAGACGGACTGGGTGGAAGGGGAGAACAGCCGGGGGAAGCGGCAGATGTTGAAGGTCGGGACGAAGGCGGAGCAGCGGGAAGGCTTGGAGTACGAGTTCGACGTGGTCGCGTCGATGGACCTGGCGAATGAGCTGACCGTAGTCAAATCCCGCTGTCCGGCGTTGTCCGGTGAGATTGTGCTGAAGCCGGGCGCAGCGTTCGCGGAGGTGTTCAAGGCGTGGTTGGACGATGGGGAGAAACCTGACCTGTCCACCTACGACGTGTTGATCAACCAGATTTTGGACGCCGCTGACAAGCCGGCGTTGACCGCGGTGTGGGCGGCGGCCGCGGCGGCGGGTAAGGCGGGGCGGCTGACCGAGATTCAGTGGGCGGCCATCGGGGTGACATGGCGGGAACGCGTCACGGAAATCGCCCCCGAACAACCAGCAGAGGAAAGCGCATGAATCGTACTGACCGTTTGACCGAAGTGTTGCGCCTGGAGGGTGTGGCCGCGGCGGCTACCGCACGGGCCCTGGTGTACCGGAATGAGTTGACGACAGAGGCCCGTGCCGAGCTTGAGCGGGAAGGGTCGGCGCCGACGTGGCGGATCCCGGACATGGCCACCATCAGCCTCGGTGTGTCGAAGGAGGCCGTGTACGTCTCCAACGAGGTTGCGTTGTTGGAGTGGGTGACGGACCGGTATCCGGATCAGGTGGTAACGGTGGAACAGGTTCGCCTGGTGTTCCGGAACCGGCTCCTGGACGAAGCGATCATCAACGGTAACAACGCGGTTGATAAGACGACTGGTGAGATCATCCGGGGGGTTGCTGTGCGTGCTGGTGGTGTGGCCGGGTCGTTGAGCATCCGGCCGACCCATGAGGCCCAGATTGTGTTCGAGGCGATTGGTGAGCGGACCCTTGACGAGTTGCTGGCCCCGAACTCCGACTACGCCGAGGACCACCGGTGATGGCCGATCACGTCGGGGCATGTTCTCACGGCCGGAAGCTGAACTGGCCGCCGGAAATCTGGATCGGTATCCACGACAGCGAATGGCCGATCCGGGCGTTCGCCCACCCAGACCAGGCGGCGGACTGGGTCGGTGACGACCCGAAGAGCCGCCACGCGTTCAGGGTCGACGGGTCTATCACGGCTGAGGTCCGGTTTGTCCCGCCTGTGCCCGCATCCTATGAGGTAATCCCTGTTGCCGCCGAGGTCGACCGGTGATGGGCGAGGATGTCCGGGTGTCACCCGCATACAGGGAGTACGCCAAAAAGATCGTCGGTGGATGGCCGCCGCTCAGCGACGCGGCACAGGCGCAACTAAGAGGCCTACTCGGAACTGGCAAGGTCCAGCCGAACTGCGGACCCATCGCCTACGGAACACGACCGGTCATCGTCAAGAAGGTAGTCGAGAGGGTGGCCTTGTATCGGCACTTCGATACCGATGGGGTCCTGCTGTACGTCGGTATCTCTAACAACCCGAGCACTCGTAGCCAGAGTCATCACCGCCACTCGGCGTGGACCGACTTCGTTGCACGTGAGGAGGTTGAGTGGCTGCCTGACCGGGATACTGCGTCCGCTGCTGAAAGGGACGCCATCAAGGCAGAGCGGCCTCTGTTCAACGGTGTCCACGCGACCGATGAGGCGGTTCGTGCAGGCGTTGAGTACCTGATCAAGCGTGGCCGCACCGACCTACTCAGGTTCGGAGGAAACCGGTGATGGGCGGGCCGGTTCCCTTGTATCCGACACCAACCCGGCTGGCGTTGCTCGGCGACGTGCGCGGGCTGTTGGTCACCGACGATTGGCTGGGTGTTCCGACGCTGGACTACGGCGACGGGAAACCGGTACGGGTGGCCGATGCGGTACGGCAGATGGCCCGGGCCGGGTGGGTGTATCAGGAGCCGGGTCACCGGTTGTGGCGGTTAACCCAACGCGGCCTGGACGTGTTGGAAGGCCGGCGGTGAACCTCGACGCGCTTGGTATCCGGCGACGGTTAGGCCGCACCGTATGGTCCGCGCCACCCGTTCGGCCCGAACGGGTGGCGGTTCTCCGACCTGAGAGGCGACGGGCACATCATCCTGACCTGCGCAGACTTCGACGATGCTGAGTGGGTTCATGCGTCGATGGCTAGGCGGGGCCGGGTGCCGGATTACGCCGATTTGAAGTTGTTGCACACGGCGGTGTTCGCGGATGGGTGGGCTTATCAGGTGTTCGCCCCACCCGTCAAGCATGTGAATATTCACGAGCATGTGCTGCACTTGTTCGGGCGGTTGGATGGTAGTCCGGTGCTACCGGATTTCACGTGTGGGACGGGGTCGATCTGATGCCGCCAGGACCTGGCAGGTCGAAGGTGCCGGCGCACCTGTTCGTGGTGGACCCGGATTACCCGCACGCGGATCATCGGGGGTGGCGGGTGTGTGCCCGGTGCGGGTTGCTGGGGTTGGTGGGGGATGCCCGGCACACCCTGCCGGTGGCTGATCAGCCGGATGTGCGGAAGATGGCGGCAGGGGAGGGCTAACCTACGTACTGTGGTGGTATACTGTACGTATGAAGATCACGTTGTACGTACGGGACGTCGACACCGACATATGGGAATGGGCCAAAAGTTGCGCTTGGCGTGACCGTGACTCGCTGTCCCGTGTCGTTGTCGACGCCCTCCGCACCATCCGTGAGCAGGAGATCCGCGATCAGCAGCGGCATCCCTTCCACAACGGCACCACCACCACCACCCGATGAACTACGCGCAGTTCATCGCACACAAACGGAGACACTCCGACATCTCCGGATTCGACCTCTACCCCGGCGCAGTCAACCCGATGCTGCACGACTGGCAAACCCGCATCGTCGAATGGGCTGTCCGCACAGGACGGGCAGCGATCTGGGCAGACACCGGCCTCGGCAAAACCTGGATGCAACTCGAATGGGCACGCCTATCCGGTATCCGATCCCTGATCGTGGCCCCACTCGCCGTGTGCCGGCAAACCGTCAGAGAGGCAGCGAAACTCGGCATCGAAGCCAGGTACGCGCGCACCGGCACAGACATGCGGCACGGGATCACCGTCACCAACTACGAGATGATCAGCCACTTCGACCCAGCCGACGTCGACGCGGTAGTCCTCGACGAAGCATCCATCCTGAAACAGTCCGACGGTAAAACCCGCACCGCGCTGATCAAGCACTTCGCCGGGGTACGCGCCCGCCTCACATGCACGGCCACACCGGCACCGAACGACCCGGAAGAGTTGACCAGCCAGGCCGAATTCCTCGGAGTGATGCCCCGGGCGGAGATGCTCGCCGCCTACTTCATCCACGACGACCAGGGATGGCGGTTGAAGGGCCACGCCGCAGGGCCGATGTACGAATGGATGACGTCATGGGCGGTCGCGCTCCGACGACCGTCGGACGTCGGTCGACCGGACGGCGGATACGCCCTGCCGCCACTGACGATCCACCAGCACGTCGTCCACTCACACATCGAAGCACCCGACGGGCAGCTGTTCCGGGCGGACATCGGCGGCATCGGCGGCCGGGCGCAAGTGCGCCGGCAAACCCTGGCTGCCCGTGTGGATCAGGCCGTGGACCTTGTCAAAACCGAACCGGACGAGCCGTGGCTGATCTGGGCTGGGCTCAACGACGAGGCGGACGAGCTCGCCCGGGCGTTGCCGGGGGCGGTGAACGTATCCGGGTCGTGGCAGCCGGAAGCAAAAGCGGACGCGCTGCTCGCGTTCGCCGACGGCCAGATCCCGTACCTGGTTACTAAACCCTCGATCGCATCGCAGGGCATGAACTTCCAGCACTGCGCCCGGATGGTGTTCGTCGGCCTCGGCGACAGCTGGGAGTCCTACTACCAGGCCATCCGCCGCTGCTGGCGGTACGGCCAGCCCCGGCCCGTCGACGCGCACGTCGTCGTCTCCCAGCTGGAAACGCAGATCGTCGCGAACATTCGCCGCAAGGAGCAGCAAACGTCACGCATGGTCGACGGCCTGGTGGCCGCCATGCAGAAGAAGTGGAGAACATCGTGAGTGACTACATCACCGACGACGCAGCTGGCGAGAACTGGCGGTTGATGCTCGGCGACAGTTGCGAACGGCTGGCGGAACTAGAGTCAGACAGTGCCGGCCTGGCGATTTACAGTCCACCTTTCGCCTCCTTATACACGTATTCGCCGTCGGTGCGTGATCTGGGGAATTCCCGTGACCGTGGCGAGTTCTTCGAGCATTACCGGTTTGTGATCGAGGAGATGTTGCGGGTCACCGCCCCGGGCCGGCTGAACGCTGTGCATGTGCAGCAGTTGACCACCACCAAAAGCGTCCATGGGATCGTCGGGTTGACCGATTTCCGGGGTCAGGTGATCCGCGCTTACCAGGACGTTGGGTGGATCTTCCATGGTGAGGTGACGATTGATAAGGATCCGCAGGCGCAGGCCATCCGCACGAAGGCGCAGGCGTTGATGTTCGTGCAGAAGAACAAGGACAGCGCCAAGAGCCGCCCGGCGTTGGCTGATTACATGCTGCTGTTCCGGGCTCCTGGTGACATCGCAGAGCAGGTCAAAACGGACGTCACCAACGACGAGTGGATCTCGTGGGCGCGTCCGATCTGGCGCGGGCATGACGACGCGACCGAGGTCGAGGTGATGCTGTCAGAGGGTCTGGTGGTGCCTGCCGGGTGCTGGTACGACATCCGCGAGTCGAACACCCTGAACGTGGCGATGGCCCGCGAGGAACCCGACGAGCGGCACATCTGCCCGCTGCAGCTGGACCTGATCGAGCGGTGTGTCAGGTTGTGGTCGAATCCGGGGGATTTGGTGGTGTCCCCGTTCGCTGGGATCGGGTCTGAGGGGTATGTGGCGGTGAAGTTGGGGCGCCGGTTTGTTGGGTGTGAGCTGAAGCCGTCGTACTGGCAGGCTGCTGTGCGGAACCTTGGTGAGGCGGAGGTTGCGGCGCAAACACCGGTCTTGTTTTGACCGGAGTCGGGGTTCGGCGCGGCACTAGATCATGACCGGTGTGGGGTGGAAGAGTGGGAGGGCCGGGAGGGGAACTGAGGCGCCCTACCCGGCCCGTCACCATCCGACTATCCCTCGGAAGGAGCCCTAGCTCCCATGGTCCCACACCCATATCCCGCCCTACGCGCATGGCACGCCGTGTTCTGCGTAACGCACTCAGACTGCGTTACACGCCCAGCCGGTAACGCCTAGATGAGCTACGAGGCCGTGCAGTGGGCGCTCCATGAAGCCCCGATGCTCCGGACTCCTTCTGGTGAGCCTGACGTCGCCGCACGTTTCGTGCTGGTCGCTCGGGCCGAACGCGCCGACAAGGATGGCCGTAACACCTTCGCTGGGCGTAACGATGTAGCCCGGTCGACGGGCTACGCCGAGCGGACTGTTCGGCACGCTGATCAACGGTTGGAGGAGGCCGGGTTGCTCGTCCGGGGTGGTGTCTCACGCCTAGGGACGGTGTTGTGGCACCTGGACATGACACGGAAGCAGTCTGATACCGACAGTTCGCCTACTGATGATCGGGCGGAGCGTAAGCGTAAGGCCAACGCGGATCGGCAGCAGCGGTTCAGGGATCGTGTCAAGGGTGCCCGTCCCATCGAAGTTGATGTTCCGACCAAGATCGACGTAACGCCGTTGAAAGGCGTTAGTAACGCCGTTGAAGGGCGTTACGTAACGCCTTTCAACGGCACACGTAACGCCCCTGACGCCCCCCAAACCACCCATGAACCACCAGAGGAACCACCAGAGGAACCACCCACTGGGGGCGCGCCGCCCCCAGACCCCCTACGACCCCAGCCCCCGACTGCGTCGGGTTCTGGGACCGGCGAGCGAAACTCACTCTCCGAGGCGCTCACCGCACGCCCTAGCCCGAACCTTGACCCACTCCCGCACGCCCGCGCGGATCAGACAGCCGACCGGGCCCGCCGCGACCGAATCCGAGGCGACCTTGACCGGCGTAACGCCGCAGAAAAGCTCAACGCCCGGGCCGCTGGGATCCTCGACCGCCACCAAAAGTCCGGCGCGCAAAGTGCCGGACCCGAAACCCGCACCGACGAACAGGATCAACCATGATCGACTTGCGTGACAGGGTCACCGAGTTTGAGGCTGCAGCCCGCCGGCTGTTAGCCGTCCCCCGCCTGGTGGTGGTCCGGGCCAGACCCGCCCGATGCCACCCCGACCGGCCATTAGACGCCCGCGGCCTCTGCCGGGCCTGCTACGCAACCGCGTACAACGCCGGCCGCCACAACGAACACCCCCTCGAACGGGTCAGCCGGTCCCGGGAGGATTTCGTCGCCGACTACGAGCTGTTGCGTTCGGAGGGGTACACCCGCCGGCAGATCGGCGAACGGTTGCACATGTCCAGGGATGCGGTTACGGCGGCATACCGGCGGGCCGTCCGTGCCGGCGCCCTGACCCCAGACCGGAGGACCCCGTGAGTTTCGATCAGGCCCAGTTCGGCCGAACCCTGCGCCAAGTCCGCAAGGACGCCGGCCTCAACCAGGAACAGCTCGCCGGGAGGCTGGGGTGTTCAACCGCTGCGGTCAGTCAGGCCGAGCTCGGCCAGGTCACGCCGTCGGTGGCGAGGCTGGCCGCTTTCGCCGAGGTTTTGGGTGTCAGCGTCGGGGTGCTGTTCGGTGACCGAGTCGCCTTGGCTGAATACGTAGTTGCCGAAGTCCGCGCCGAAGTCCGGGCCCTGGGTTTCAACCTGGCACTCATCCCGAGGGAACCCCGATGATTGAATGTTGCCCGTTATGCGGTAGCCGGAACCTGATCGCGGTTTGCGAAACGTGCGACCACGAAGTGTGGGCCAGCCCCGGTCGTAAGCGGTTCAGCGGGTACCGGCTGCGCGACTACGACCACACCATCGCCACTCTCGCCGCATCCCGCGAATGCCAAGGAATCTCCCTGAGCCGACTCGCTGAGCACACCGACTGCGCCCCGACCACGCTGTCCGAGAACCTGCGCAGTCGGCACCGCATGGACGTATTAACCCTGCTCCAGGTTGCCGGCGCCCTGGGTTTCGACCTGGCCCTGATCCCAAAGGGCACCCGGTGAGCAGGGAGCGGGTGAACTGGTGTGGCCTCGACCCGCCATCCGCGTACGCCCGGCCAGTATTCGCCGACGACGGGCAAGTGGCATGCGCTGACGCTGACCCGGAGTTGTTCTTCCCCAGGCAGGGCACGGCCGATGGCCGGGTGGAGGACGCGAAAGCGTACTGCCAGGTTTGTGATTTCGTCGATGAGTGCCTGGATTTTGCGCTTAGGACGGATCAGCGGACCGGGGTGTGGGGTGGGTTGACGGAGGAGGAGCGCGGGTGGGTTCGGTCGGGGGCGAGGCCCCGCCCCCCACGGTACGGGCGGGGGTCTCGGTGATTGCTGGGATGCCCCGTGCGCCCGCTGTGCGGGCTGTGGGCGAACGAACACCGCCCGGTGGCAGGGCAACCAAGGGTGAGCCCGGGAAACGGCTTATAGGCGCAGGGCGTACACGGCACAGCCGGGCGTGGGATAACACAAAGGGATCGGCGGACCCGGAACCTCGGGTATCCGCCGACCCCAACACCACCAAGACCCGGCCGGCATCTTCCCGTGGACCACCCGACCGACCAAGCCCCCTGAACCCTACGGGGTCACACCCAGGATTTCGCCACGCAACCCGGCCGCGTAACTCTCCGGTGACGTCCCCTGCCGGTACCGTGCCGTACACGCGCACGCGTCCTCACACAACCACTCTCCAGGGAAACCCCGCAACGGCACCCGCACACCAGCCAGCTTCGGCGGGGCACCACACGCCGCACACACAGCCGGCTTCACATCCCTCCGGGCACCATCCGGGCCCGGCACATACGGCGGGTTGATCACCCCACTCACGACGGCTCCTCCTGTTCGAAGCGTTTGCAACCACACGTGGACGCACTGCATTTCCCGCGCAGGCCGGCAGCGGTTAGCACGTGCAACGGGCTCAGATGCCCGCACCGGCAACGCACCGATCCCACCGGGCGGTCCCCGGTCGCAGCAGCAGGATCAGTACGACTCACATGGCATCAAGGGTGGAAGCCCCGGCAACATCCTCCGAGAACACATCCGGGCTCAACTCACCAGGAAACGCATCCGGGGTCAACACAGCCATCGCAGTCAACAACCCTCGGGTCAGACTGTCCATACCCAGGGCACCGAGCAAACCGATGTACGCACCCAACGGGATCCCCACATGCCGGTCCTCCCCCTCATGGTCCAGGGTGAGACAAACCCGGGTCGCATCTGCGGGGATGTCGTACTCGGCGGTTAGGATCCCCTGGGCTACGACCCATTGGTCGCCGCTCATGTCGGTGATGGTGGTTTGGATTCGCATCGGGCCGCTCCTGTCGTCTGTTGGTATGTCTGGTGTGTCCAACGACAGGGACGCCTGCAAAGAAACGGTCAATCCTCAAGCGGCACGAAACGCTGCACGCTCTCATCGAGTTCCTCATAGGCCAATTCGACCGGGTCATGCTCAAACCCGGCAGCGTCAAGCCGGCAAGCGAAATCTTCAGCCCCGAAGCCAAGCGCGTCGTTAGCAGCCCATTCCCGTAGGTCATCCTCACTCGCACCCGGAACAGGGTTTACCTCCACGTCGACCCAGGTGGTGACAGTCGACTTCAGCAGAACACGAAACTTCACAGCAGCTCCTTTCAACTTGCCGGTCAGGCGTCAGCCAACATGTCCAGGTAGTGGAACTCCAAGAACGCCCACAACTCCGTGTCACCACCATGCTGCAAAGCAGCCTGCGCCGACGAGGTGAACCCAGACGCAACCGACCACGCCGGTAGATCACCAGCCACGTGCAGATGACCACCGTCATACGTCAGAACCCCATCAGGGCCGGACACGTTAAAACCAGAACCATGCTCTTCACAATCGAAACAACGAGTCAAATGGACGCAACTCACTTGAGATGTACGCCTTCCACATAGTCAGAAGTAGATCATTGCTTGGAACGCGGCAACATCCCGCCGCGACTGTTTCCGGGCAGCATCATTCCTCTGCTGCCTCGTCTTAGAAACCCGGCCAGCATGAAAATGCGGGCACCCCTCAGGAATCCACACCAGCTCGCGGCACGCCCCGCACGGGCGGTGCGTGCGGCCGACGTACGCGGTCTGGACGATCTCGCCGGCCATCAGACCCGATTCCTGCCATCCGCAAGAACCTGATGGACGAAGATGCCACATACAGCCACCAGGAACACGACGGAGCTGGCCGTCATCCACCCATCGCTGATCTCATCCCGGAACCCGTTACGTAGGAACATCGCCGAGATCAGCATCCACATGAGCCACCGGTTGGTGGCCTGTTCCTGGCTCATCAGCGGAGCAGGGTGAAGAGCCGGTCCACGACCTCGGCCATGGCACGGGCCTCACAGTCGCCGGGGGCCAGGGCCACCGCGGTGGCTAGCTCATCCTCATACGCCTCAATGCTCGCGCGCAGGTCTGGGTGTTCGCCGGGCCATGGGTACGCCAGCAGCATCCCCAGCTCGGCCAGGATCCGATCTCGTGACTGCAACTCGTCACGACCCGCCACCTCGATCCGGTACCGCTCGATGCCGGCGTGCAGGGTGGTGGGTTTGCCGTCCATGAGGTCGATGACGGCTTCCCGGTCCAGTGCGATCTTGCGGGTTTCGTCGTTCACAGCGAGCTCACGACGACTACGAGGACGAATAGGGCGAGGAGGGCGTCGCACGTGTATTCGACGAGTGTGAGGCATGTGGTTTTCACGTTGGGTCTCCCCTGGTGGTGGGTGTTGCTATCGGTTGATGAGGACGACGAACACGAGCAGGGCGAGCATGATGACGTAGGCGTCGCAGGCGTGTTCGACGAGGGCGAAGAACGTGTCGCTTCGGGTTCTCATGGGGTGTCTCCTTGGGTGGTCGGTTACTTCACAGTCATGCCTACACGTTTGCCGGCCGGTCGGCAACATCGTAGCCGCAACTGTGATGTGATCCACAGAACTTCTGACAGAAACGGGGCCCCCGAAAGGGCCCCACACTTTCGCGCCCACCAAAAAGAGCGCCCTCACAACCAACTCAGGCCGGAAACTCGCCAGCCTTCACACCCGCAACAAACGCCGCCCACTCATCCCGAGTGAACGTCAACACAAGACCATCAGGATACTTAGAGTCACGCACAAGGAACTCGTCACCAACCTTGGCCACCTCAACACACGCGGAGTTGCCGCAGAAGCTGCTCTTACACCATCCGGCCAGGTCCGACATCACTAGGCTCTCCCTCAAGCTAACGCCAGGTCTGTTCGCGCACCCTGCCCCGGCCGGGCCTCCTGCCACATATCCAACTCGGCACGTGTGAACACCGGAAGGTTGTACTGGCCGGCTGCCTGCGGCAGAGGTTCACACCTCGGACCGATACCCCGGGCCACATACGACGAGAGGGTGTTCCGTCTCAACCCTAGGTATTTGGCAGCCGGCCCGTAACCCACGAATCGGTCCGGGACATCCTCCACCACCACCTGGTCAAGCACGGTTCCCACTTCCATCGCCATGACACAACTATACAGGCTTGCCTTCCCGGCGGGCAAGCCTCAGAACAGGGACACGCGTGGCCGGTAGAGGCAACCGGCCACGCGTGTCCCCATCACCTACCTACTACTGCCTGCCCGCCTACTGGCAGGTCAGCGGTTGACCGGCAGGAACAGGCTGACCCGCTCGTACTGGGTCCGCGCGTTCCAACCACAACCGTCGTACGCCACCGTCGCGTCGAGATGCTCGGTGAAGTCCCGGCGGGCCGTCGCCCGGACCAGGACCGTGGCACTGTCACGCTCACCGCGGACCAGGGTGGATCCGTTGGACAGCGACGCGTAATTCCGGAAACCCGGGTACGACACGTCCACCCGGTTGGTGTCACGGACGTACACCTTCACGTTGCACACCCGGCGGTCCACGCCGGTCAGGCGGACAGCGACCCGTTCGGTGCGGCCGGCGTCGACCTGGGGGAGCCAACGGTTGACCTGCGGGCCCTGCAGCCACTGGTTGGGCTGCCACGGGCGGACCGGCTGGCCGGGGAGACCCACCTGGCCGGGGACCTGCGGCTGTCCGGGCAGGACCACCGGGTTGGGGACCGCGGGCTGGACCGGGGCAACCGCCTGAACAGGGGCCACCGGCAGGGCCGGGGCGACCTGAGCAGACGCCGGCGACGCCATCGCAGCCATACCCGCTACGGCAGCCGCCCCAGCAACCACAGTTCCGACTCTGTAACCAAGCTTCATTTCCGAACCTTTCAGTTGGTGGTGTGTTCGCGAACACCCGGAACCATACAGGCGCGACTTCTCAGACGCAAGCCCGAGTTTGCACTGTAATCCAGTCGATGCCCGACCGTGTTCAAGGGGCAGGCCGTTCAGACGCCACGATCGACTGGTCCTGCGGAACCTTCACATCCGCCGACTGTAGAGCCTTCACCAGATCATCCTGATACTTCACCAGGTCAGTGTGCTGCGAGTTGACCAGCGTGTGGACGACGTCGAGTTTCCGGCCGGCACGCCGAGTCGCGACCAGTGTCGCCACGGAGGTGATCACCAACGCCAGGGCGGTGAGCACCGCAGCAGAAGCCGTGATCACCCCGGCCAAATCTGAACCCGGCACCAACCCCACCTCCTACCGTCGTGGTCCTGACCTGGCCGGATACCGGCGAGCCAACATCGGGTCCATAACCGCACGATCCGACCACACCACATCCAACGCGGACCCGTCCAACCAGGTCCGGGCGAAACGCTCCCGCGCCTGATGTTTCGTCAACGACGCCACCCCGCGGTGATCCACCAGCGACGGCCACGTGTACCAAACCTCCCGGCCGGTCCTGTCCACCCATCCTGCTACCCGCATATCATCCGGCACCCCCGCCCGGGTGTCCGCGTAACCGATCATGTCCGGGATGTCTCGCACAGGCAGGACAAGGCACACCCCCCACATCAGTTTATTCGAACGCACCCAGGTTGCCTTGGCGGTGTCCGCTGCCCGACACATGGCTTCCCACCGGATCGGCACATTCCGCCCGGTACCCAAGTACGGGGACACCACCGCACCGGGGGGCACGAACGCCAACGCCCGCTCCAAGCCTGCGAGGAAGTCAGCGCAGGGTTGGGCGTCGTCTTGGATCAGGACGTGCCAGTCCGCATCAGGGTCGGCCAGGGACCAGGCACCGCGGGCGGTACGCCACACCCGGTCCCCGTTACCCGACGGTGGGCCCTCATCATCCCAGTACACCGGTGTCGGCCGGTCCAGGGCGCCGAGCAGCTCGTCCACCTCAGCCTCACGATCCGGATGGGCCATCACTGAGCAGCTCAGCTTCACCGGGTCTGTCGCTTGCGGCCCCGGATCCGGTCGACCGCGTACCGGGCCAGGGCGTACGGCATGAGGAGCAGCACCAGCGGGGCAACCAGCTGGCATGTCCGTCCGCCTGGATGACGTGCCATGTTCAGTGTCCTTCCGTGAGTGCCTGGATGGTTTCGGATTTCTTGTGTACGCGGGTGCTGAGAACGATCCCGCGGACCTTGGCGAGTTCTTTGAGGTAGGCCATGCTCAACGTGTCGATCATGGTGCCTGCGGGCACGTCGGGTAGTTCCCCGGCGGACACGAACACACGACCTGGCTCACTTGGCACTTCACTTGGCACTTCACTGGCAAGGTTGGCCGCCGATTCTTTGAGTGCGGCCACACCCTCCGGGTCTACCTGTTCCCACTCTGCTCGCAGATCGGTGAGCAGCTTCGCCGCAGCCTCCACCGGTGGGGGCCCGCCCTCGCCGTCGACGAGGGTCCTCGGGACACGTACGTCGGCGGCGGGTGGGGGCCCGGTGACACCAGGGCCTGCTGAGAATAGAACACCCTCGTTGGTGACAGCCACCGGCTGGTGCAGTAGTTCAGTGTTGGCAGCCAACCCGGCAACAGCCGCGGCAGTCAGTGTGGTCACCGCCAACCGGTCATGGAAGATCTGGATCGGTTCCAGAAAACCCTCCGCCACCAGCTCGTCGACGGCTTCACGCACACCCGGCCAGTCCGGGTGCCCATAATCGTCCACAGCGATCCGGGCGCAGAAGTACAGGTGCGGCGCCCAGGCCACAATGTCACCCCTAGTGCCTTCCTTACTGTGATCGGCGTCGACGAACAACAAACCCACCGGGGGACCCGACCAGTGGTCGGCCACGTTCCGGCTGAAATCATTGACCAAGGTGATGTTCTCCGTGTAACCGAAACTCTGTACCCAGTGATCAGCCCACCGGCGGGACTCATCATCGGTGAACGGCGCGTCATACGTGTTCCCTTCCAACGCCCACGCATCAACCCCGGTCACATGAGCGTGGTTACCCTGCCCGGCACCCCACGCCAGCATCAACGCAGACCTACCGCAGAACACCCCCAACTCCACAATCTCGTGATTCCACGAGACCTGCGCGGCGAAGTCAGCCAGGGCGAGCATGATGTCCTCGGGTGTAGCCGCACGTACCTGATCGAAATGCCTAGGCGGTTGCACAGCAGGGGTCCTTCCTCGGGGCTGGTGTCGGACTGGGCGGCGGGTCGGTTGCATCCTGCCCTGCCGCGTCCTCGGCGGCGGGGTGGTGTCTGGTTGTGGTGTAGCCCTGGGCGGGTCGTACTGAGGTAACCCGGCCCGCAATGACCGCAGCACGGCCACATCATCGGCCGCCTGGTCACGTTTCCACCGTTCGTACCCGCGCCGGTCCCTGGCGTACTGCTCCCGCCCGTTGACCCGCTGATACTGCGCATCCGTCGCGGCTTTGCCGGTGATCGGGTGCATGTGCTCGATCCGAACCTCGGGCAGCCACCGCATCGCCGCGGCACCACCGAACAAATCCATCATGCTGTTGTCGCAGTACATGTGTTCCACGTCGGCGGGCACCATGCGGCCCAGAGCACGGACTGTGTCGGAGGTGACCGCCCATTCGGTGGCCAGTTTCCGGCCTTGGTATCCGTCGTCGGAGTACACCATCCCGCAGCCCATCTCCCGGAGGACGGTCAGATACCGGCGGGCCCAGCCGATGGTCTGGGGTAGGTGATCGTCGCCGGCGAACCCGACAGCCCAGTACTGGCCTGCCGCGACGTGGGCGGCGGCGTCCAATTTGTGGACCATCGGTAGCCACACCGGAACCTCGACGAGTTGGATCATGTCCCCGTCCGTCAGGGCACCTGCCTTGCCCACGACCTCGCGGTAACCCTGAATCTCCGGATCGTCCGCATCCGCCACGAGGATCAGATCAGCCACGTCCCACGCGTTGGTGAAGTCCCACGCGGAGATGACTTTCCGGATGTTGTCGGGGCGGCCCCGGGTCGGGACGATAACAGCCAGGTCAGACATCAGAGTTTCCTTCTCCACCAGCCGGCCGGGTTATGCGAAACCGTGGTCAGGTTCTCCACCTCAAGGTCGCGCTCCCACACCGGGCTATCTGCCAGGATTTCGGTGATTGCCCGCAGGGGCCCGCCAAGGTCCGGTACTTCCGGCCCCCACCGGCTGGACTCGGCGGCGTCCACCAGGTCGGCTATGCCGTCCTCTACCACCAGGTAACAGCCGGGGGAGACCATGGGCCCGTAAGCCCGGATCTCCGAGCGGACGTGCGGTGCGTGGTGGTCGGAGTCGAGGGTGACCATAGTCCTACGGCCCTCAGTCAACTGGCGGATATGGGACACCACCTGAGGATCAACCGAGCTGCCTTCGACGAGGAACGTCACACCCGGCCACGTCTCAGGTCGCCCCTCGGCATGTTCCACGTCCACCGTGATCACATCAACGTGGAAGGTATCCGCCAACCACGCGGCGAATCCGCCCCACAGGGTGCCCGTCTCCACGATCATCTCCGGCGACGTAGCCTCGATGATCTGCCGGTAGCGCTCCATATCATCTACGGTCTTCCACATTCGGAGACCGGCATGATCCTGGGTGAAACCGTCAAGCTGGTTGAATGTGGCCTGGCAAGCACTGATGTCCAGGTCGGTGCTGGGCAGGTGCCCCACAAGGTCAGGCATTCGGGCTCCACGAGAAGTAGGGGTGGACGATGGCAGACCGTTCACCGGGGCGGATCGTCTTCGGGACCTGCCACCGGCTCCCACCGGTCGAGTACAGGTAGTGGTACAAGATCCGGGGGATGACCACCTGGGTGTTAACCGCCCGGGTGCGGCGTAGCTGGTCAGCCCAGGACCGGTCCTCCGCCCGATTCCCGGCTTTCGCGAAGTTCGCCATCCGGGCAAGGTTCGCCCGGATGGGATTCAAGTGCGAAATGTCCCGCTCGTACCGGTCGGTCAGGTTCCGCCACCGGTCGAACTCCAGCGAGTGGTATGAGACTGCGGTTGGTGCATCATCGGAGTAGCACTGCACCTGAAACCCGACGTAGTCCGGCCACTGGTCGATAGCCCGGACGATTTCCGGCACGTAGTCGGGGGCGACCAGGTCGTCGTCGTCGACGAACGACACGTAGTCCGTGACAGCCGCAACGATCATGGCCTGGCGTAGCTGAGGCAACGGTGGTGCCCCGTTGTTGTGCCAGGCGACAACCCGCACCCGGCCCTCGTACGGATCCAGTTGGGGTAGCAGCCCGGCCATGAGCCGCTCGAACAGGGGACGCCGCTCACCCAAGGTCGGCACCAAAATCGACCACGTAGGCAAGGCTGTCATGTGGTCACCCTAGTAGTACACCTCGATGATCACGATGCCTGGGCCACCGTCACCACCGGTGGCAGCCGCACCGGTGCTGTTGGAAAGAGCACCACCACCACCACCACCATAGTTGCCACCAGGGTCGCCGTTGTGAGAAGCGGCAACCGTTGTAACTGACCGGCCGCGGCCACCATTACCCAGGATCGCTGACCCGCCTGTCCCTCCGGCGCCGACGCCGGCTTCCCCCCACCCGAACGTTCCACCGCCGCCGGAGGACAGGACGATACCGGCGGTGGCAGTCCCACCGTAACCGCCGGTCACACCGGCCGCAGTGGCAGTCGACGACAGCGCAGTGCCACCCTGCCCTCCACCGGTTATCGCCCATGTACCGAACGACGAGCCGCCGCCATTGCCGCCGGGGTTGAAACCAACACCACCTGCACCACCCGCACCGACGGTGATCGCCTCCGACGCGGCGAGGGCAGCCAGCAGGACAGACTTCTCCGCGTAACCACCACCACCGCCACCACCACCCATAGCATGTTGCCCGGATGCTGCGGCACCGGCACCGCCCCCGCCCCCACCACCGGCCTGCACCCGAACCTTCACCTTCCGCAGCCCCGGGTAGTCAGCCTTCACGAACGGGTCATTGTTGTTGTGGTAGATGGTGGCGAACAGGGTGAAACCGGCAGGCACCGGAACGTACGCGGCAGCACCGATCGGGCCAAGGATGAAATACCGGGCACGTAGCCGTAACACCATGATGGTGTCACCGACGGTTAGTTCCCCCGGGTCGCCGATTATCGGGAGGTCCGTGAGGAGTTGACTTCCCGCAACTTCCACTTCGTTAGTGAATGCTGCCACGTTGATAGCTGTCAGGACACCTTGCAGGAAGTCGTATAGGTCCTCCGGGGTGACTGCTAGCAGGGCGGCAAGATCACCAGGATTCTTAGGGCGCTTATTCACATCATTGCTCACGGGCGGGTCACCTCCTATCCGGTGATCGAATACTCAACGGTGGAACGCACGTTCGCGGTCATCGGCTCATCCGAGGACAACGGGATCGTCAACGCGTCGATCACATGAACCCCGAGTTGCGGCCGGTAACTTTGCGTACCAGTCAACGCGATCTCAGCCGAACCCGCCTTCGTCCACACCTTGCCCGTGGAATCGGTGAAAGCGATCGTCCCGATAACCTGATCATCGAAGTACGGGGCGGCCACCAACGGCCCGTTCACCCCGTTACGAATTTCGATACGCCAGATGAACCCGTCGAACATTTCCGTCGCACCATAGTAGAGCGACGCACCGGCCCTGAGCAGGCCTGTGCCGGAGAACATGGTGGTGGCCCCCGCCGCCGACGTGGTCCCCAGCGGGTTCCACACGTTCCCGTCCTCCGACGTGTAAAACGAGATGACACCGCCGACTACCCGGGTGACTCTCACCCAGTGCGCGGAACCGTTGATGAACCCTGTTGCGACACTGCTCGACGCGGTGAACAGGTTGATACCGGTGCTGCTCCACCCCAGTTCAAGGCGGCCGTTGGTCAGCAACGCCATCCGGTACGAGTACTCCCCAGCCGCCGTGGACTTGGAAACAATGGTGCCCTGGACTGGTGGGGACCAGTCGTCAGGCGAGATCAGTGCCCGCATGTCAATGTCACCCGTGATGTCCAGGGAAGCCGCGTCCGGTGTTTCGAAGTAGCTTCCCACCGTGCCAGGGAGTAACAACGCAACATCGCTGGTGAGTGTCCCACCGCCGGGGGTTTCCCCACCGAGGACCACCCCGACAGGGTCCAACGGTTCCAACGCCGGATTCGGAATTGCTGTGAGGTCCAGTGAGTAGGGCAGACCGGTGACCCGGGCCAGGATAGACCCGGCCGCTGTTGTGCATTGCGCGTCCGTGAACAGCAGAGGGGATGCGTAGAACCGGGGGACTTTCCCGAACGGCCCGTACCAGTAGGTTGCCGATTCCGGGTCCTCATCCAAAACCACAGCGCGTGGCGGTGGAACGGCGGTCGCTACTACCGCTTCTGTGCCGGCTGCGACGACCGCGTTGTATACGCCGGTGCGGGACAACTGGCGTCGGGCGGAGACCAGCACCCCGGCCGGACCGGCGTCAACCGTCCACACCGGGGTGGTGGAGTCCGGTGGCGGGTTCACCGTCAGGAAACCTTGGTAGTCGAAGTACATGACACACCCGCGGGCGGTGGCCATATCCGCGAGGAACGTGAACCGGTCCTCCTCGACCGTAGATTTCTCCCGCAAAGTGGATGTGGCCACCGTAGCGTCAATGTTCAGGACAGCGTCCGGGTACACCTCCCACACCAGGTTCTCGAAGATCGCCTGGAAGGTGGTGCCGACCGCGAACGTTCGCGGTTCCAACATGCGGGCTTCGATCAGGGCCGCCATCCGATCCCTACCGGTGATCCGGATCGGAGACCGTGGTGCATCGTCCTGTTCCACCGTTTCGATCCGAAAATAGCCCAACGGCACGTATTCGGTGCCCGTGATACTGACACCTTCGATACCGCGTTCGACGAACAACTCCTGGCCGAACGGGGCGAGGAGGCTCAGCTGGTTGTTGACCGGCCAGTCCCCCATGACGATAAGGTCCAAGGCTGAGCGTTCGTCGGCGGTGGCGTCCAACCTGACCGACCCGGAGATGATCTGCTGGAACTCGCCGGCCGGATCCACCCCGGTTTGGAAGGTAGTCACCACCCGGGCCCGGTACACGGCGGTGTGTGAACCGCGTAGGGCTGCGAGGAAATCACCTGTCACCGGTCTCACGGGACGGGCACCTCAACGTAGTCCAGCTCGGGGACTGGGGCTGCCACGACTTGGACGGGTGCGACCAGCACCCCGGGGATCGCGGCGTCCGGGGCGGGTTCTTCGGAAATGTCACCGACGTAGATGAAACCGCCTGGCAGGTTTCGGGGCCACGGTTCGCACACCGGCACGGTGCCGCGGGCGGGGACATGGAGTAGTAGGGTGCGTCCGGGTGCGAACAAGGTCAGCAGGGCATCAAGCTCGGGGAACGTGGTGAAAATCCACCGTTGGGTCCAGTTCCTGGCCCGGCGGATCTCCGAGATTTCGACTGGTTCCGCCCTGTCCTTGATGTCGAACAGCCCGGACCTGGCCGCGTCCCGGATTTGGGTTGGTGAACCTACCTGAACAATCATGTTGCGGGGTGGGGCCAAAGGGTCTTTCAGCCATACCACACTCAGCGGGGTGGCCACACTACCAGTGAACAGCTCAGTGCTGGCCGCGGTGACAGCGTCGTAGGCGAGCATCATCGATGCCCCTGTCTTCTCCGTTGTGGAGTAGGAACCGCTGGCCGCGGTGAAGCTACCTGAGACCAGCGCAGCCGACAACCCTTGCACCTGGTACGCCCACACCAGGTTCGCCCCCAGGGCGGAGAAGAAGGTGGGGTCGTCGATGATGATGAACCCGGCGGGTGGGGCGGCGGATGACCAGCTGGTATCCCTGGCCCCGCCAAGGATGATGACCATGGCATGGTTTTCGGCCGGCGCGGGTAGGGCCGCATACCCGATGAGGTTCGTAGCGGCAGGGCCTTGCCGGTTCCCGGTCCCTAGAACAACCGGGCGCACATTCCGGAACGTGGCGATCTGCCCGATAAATTCGATAGGTGTGCCACAAGTCAGGGTGAACACGGTTGGTCCGGCGTCACCGACAACTACCTGTTTAATGAATATTTCGACTGCTGCCCCATTGGCGAAGTAGTTGCCGCCTGCGTAGGACCATCCGCCGCCGGGGATTACGAAGCCAAGGGGGTCAGCTGATGTAGCGCCAGCTAGGGCCATGACCAGCACATCACCTGGCAGGGTGGATGCATGCCAGCCCATCGTCAGGGTATAGGGGTCCGTGGCGTCTGTGCCTGGTGTGCCGTATCCGATGAACCGTGGGCCTTCCTGCCCTAGGACTCGGTAATAGTTGATGACGTTCGGCCCGGCATCGTATTCGTAGTCATACCAGGTTTGCGCGGCGTCGGTGGTGACGTTCACGTTCACCGCACCGCGGACCCCGGTCCACGGCCCGGACGATGTGGGCCCACGCTGGATGCTGAAAATGGCGGCGCCGGCGGTGACGAGGCCGGTGGTTACCAGCACTGTCCGGGCGTCAGGTTCGTCGTACGTGACCACCAAGGTCATACCCGGAAACCTCCTGTCCCGCTTGACACTTGACCACCCAAACTCCGGTCGTGTTCGTTGATCGCCACCCGGACCACGTCTTTGATTTCCTTGTCGCCCACGAACACTTGCACGTTGAGGTTGGGGTTTGTGCTGGTGGTTTGGCCGAGGGCTGCCCCGTCAGTGCCGCGGGTAGCCGCGGTGGCCGGTGTGGTGAACGTGGGTAGGCCAATGTTGAACGATGATCCGATCATGTCCTGGATTTGCTTATCAACCAGGCCGGTGTTCGCGGCGATACCTTCGGCGATACCAGCTGGGATCATCTTGCCGACCTGGTCTTCCATGACTTTCGACGGTGAGCCGATCCGTAGCGCGTCGAGGAATCCCTGGACGATCCGCTGGGCTGCGTTCCACGCCGCGTTCACAGCCCACTGCAGGGCAGACCAGATGCCGTTACCGATACCGTAGATCAGGTTCTGTCCGGCGTTATACAACCAGGATCCGGCACCGGAGAACGCGTTGATGACCGTGGTCCGCACCGAGTTCAATGCGGACTGGATCCTCCCAGGCAAACCCCGGATGACGTTGATGGCCCCGTTGACCAGGTCAGTCGCCTTGTTCTGCGCCGAGGTGGCGGCGGAGGAGAACACCGACGAGACAGTTGATACCAGCGATGACATGGCGTTACGGACACGCTCGGGTAGCTTCGTGAAGAAGTCGACCACCGCGTCTACCCCGGATGAGACAACAGCTTTGGTGGTGTCCCACACGTTGGTGAAGAACGTCCCGAGAATGTCAGCGAACCCGGACATGGCCCCGATGACTTTGTCCGGCAGCCCAGCGAAAAAGTCAACCACAGCTGAGGCGGCACCGGTAATAGCAGGAATAGCGGTTTCGGTGATCCAGCCGATGACAGCAGAACCAGCGTTCTTTACTGCGTTCCACGCACCGACAAGAACATCCAATACACCGGAGAAGAACGACAACGCAGTTCCCAACGTATCAATTGAGAACACAAGTATGTCGAACAACATGCCAATGTTCCGTACGTTGTTCTCGTTGGATGCCAGCGACGCGAACAGTTCCCCGAGGGCCTGCCCCACCTTGGGTAGGTTGTCACCCAACGCGATCAGTGCATCCCGCATTCCCTCAAGGGTTTTAGGGTCCGCGGTGAGAACTTTCAGGAACTCCTCAACAAACCCGATAATGCCGTCGGTGAGAGGCCCGATCGCCGGGGACAAGCCATCGAAGATTTTCGTCAGCAGCGGCTCGACCCGTTCGGCGCCCTTCGCCAGCTTGTCCAGGGCGTTAGCGAAGGGGCCGATCAGCGGTTGGGCGGCTGTCTGCCCGACACGTTTCAACGTGTCGCCCAGGTTTTTCAGCGACGAGTCCAGTTTGACGAACGCCGCGTTTTTACCCACCACCTCCTGGGCTTTCGCCAACTCGGCCATCGCGTCGGCCAGACTGCGCTTGGACGCGGCCGTCCCCGACTGGGCGGCCAGCTCCGCCTTGCGGACTTTCTCTTCCGCTTTGGTGAGGTCCGCTTCCGCCTTGTCACGTTCCGCTTTGGCCCCGAACAGGGCTGCCGCACCAGCGCCGAGGAACACCGCGCCGAGTCCGGCTGTGGCGATAGCCGCCGCGAACGCACTCACGAACGCTACGGCGACGGTGGCGGCGACCGCGATGACAGCGGCACCGATGGGGGTGGACAGGGCGGCGACGAACGGGGCTTTCAGCGCGTCGAATGCTCCGGCGTTCGGGGTGAACGCTTTCTTCAGGGCGTTGGATATCACACCATGCTTTTCGTCCACACCGTCAGCTATGCCGTCGCCCAGGTCACGGCCGGATTGTTTACCGGATTCCCCTATCGACTTTTTGAAACTGGCCAGGTCACTGATGGCTTTCTCGGTCTTGACCCTGATCTCGACGGTGGCAGCATCATCAGATATTGCCCTAAGTTTCTCTTCAGTCGCTTTGATCGCGGCGAGGGCTTCCGCCGGGTTGGCCTTGATGTCAATCGGGTCGATACCGACGTCTTTCAGCGACTGGTTTACGGTTTTGCCGATGGTGTCACCGACGACTTTGGCTTTGGCCTCGGTTTTGGCGATGCTCGCGTCGTCGATCTCGGTCTGTACTTTGACCGGATCCAGGTTGATCTTCGCTAGTTCCTTGTCAAGGTCCCGTTCAGTTTGCCGGGCGAAGCCACTGACGTCGCCTTCGACGCTGACCCTGGCTGATCCGTCATCCGTCACAAGGGCCAGCCTACGGCTGATCTAGTGTCCAGGCATCCCAGACTTGGGGGACAACTGGCGTAAACTGTCCTGGTGGATGTGTCCCGTGCTCAACTATCAAACCTCGGCGACGAAATCGAACTGGTCGATCCTGGGTTCCCGTGGACTGTCCGGGTGCGGCTGGCCGGACCAGGCGCGGGCCGGCCCACGGTCCTCGCCCTGGCTGTGAACGCTAGGGACGGGGCACCGATCACCTCTACCGCCCTGGCGCAGATCCCGGTGCGGCAGTTGGCTGGTGTGGCGGCTAGTGCCCTGGCGGGTGAGGGTGAGGCGCAGTATCGGAGGTTGGCGGCACCGAGACCCCTGGGCTGCCGGTCGTGGCCTGCTGAGCATTTCCAGCGGGTGGCCCGGGTTGCGGTGTGGGCGCGGGCGACTGGGCGGCCGGGTGGGGCGGCCGGGGCTGTGTCCGAGTTCTGGGGCGTGCATTATCGGACGGCCCGCCGGTGGATTTCACACCAGACGTAGGTTTGGGTCCGGCCACCATCTCGAACTGCTCCGCAGCCTTGGACGAACCCCGGCCGCGTTTCCTGCCGGTCAGGGCCTCATTATCGAGCAGGGTCATAAACTTGGCCAGGTCAGCTTTTTCCAGGCGGCTGGTGATTTCGGCGTGGATGGCGTCGAGTGCGGCACCGAGTGGTTGCCCGTCCCACCGGAACCCTGTGCCGGTGATCGTGCCGTTGATGCTGGCCCAATGACTGGTGGCGACGGTGGCGAGGACCATGGCTGCGTGCAGGGTGCGGCCGGCGGTGACTTCTATTGCGTCGGTGAGTGCGTCGGCGAGTGCGCCGGGGGGCAGCCTGCCGTCGAGGATCAGATCGTCCAGGTCGCCTGTGTCCTCGATAAAGTCGAGGATGAGGGCCAGATCCCCGGTAGTCAGGACTGGCCACCAGTCTGCGGCTGGCATGGCCGGGATGTCGAACATGTGACCGGCCAGCTCGAGGTCGATGGCCCAGCAGCGCATCGACGCAACCGGATCCACATCCACGGTCAGGCCATCAGTGTGCCATGCCGAGGAGCCTGGTCACGGTTGCGTCCGGGCTGGCACCGTCCCACTTAGGCGCATGATCCAACTCGGGTACCACCGCGAAGTCGTCCCAGTGCGAAAGCCTGTAGTGATAGGTGATCGTGCCAGTAGGAACTTCGATCCCTACAATGAAATACCCGCCTTCAAACATGGGCGTGTCGTCAGGGTGGTGGGCTTTACTCCGCCATGCTGTCCACCCGAACGGGGCATACCAGATCATGAGCGCTGCGAGTGCAGCGGTCAGCGCACGCCGGTGATCGTACAACTCTCCGAACGTATGGTGGCCGTCGCTGATCTCACCGATGTTGATGTCTTCGGACGGAACCCAGTGGTCGCCTTCTCGATACAGGTTGCTCATGCGTCCTGGCCGAACAGCGGCGGGTCCACCACGGCCTGGGGCCGCGGCACCGACCCGGCACGGCCGGTGTCGTGCTTGATCCCCGCCCGGACCGCCGAATCCTTAGCCGCAATCAGCCCGTTCAGCGCGGTGGTCAGCTCCGGCGAATCCGTGCCGATCTCGACGATCAGCTCCGCAGCGGTCTGGTAGAACGGCTGGGAGTACCGCTGGAGTTGCTCGGGGAGGTGCGAGAAGGTAAGCCACTGGAGCGCGTCACGCACGCCTGGGTGGCGGCCCTCGGTAATGAAGGCCGCGTGTTCACGGGTCCCGAACACCCAGACTGGGTCAGGGCTGGGAGTGCTAGTCATCGGGGGGTTACCTTTCTGGTTGCTTTCTTGACCGGGGCTGTCTTCTTGACCGCGCGGCGGGTCCCGCGGTTGGTTTCAGCTTCAGCGGCGTCCGCAAACACAGCCACCGTCTGGTTGATGATCGACGCGGTGTCGAGCAGGGTCAGGCTCCCGGCCAGCATTTCATCATCCAACCAGTCCGCGTCGTCGTGGTTGACCAGGACTGAGTCGATGATGCGGCGGGTGCGTTCCAGTGCGGCTAGGGCTTGGTCGGCGTTCCACGACTTGACCTCGGCGTCTTGCAGCTTGCGCAGGGTCCGTTTCCAGACGAGGAGCTGTTCTGCGGTGGGCATTCTGACTCGCAGTGTCCGACCCTGGAAGGTGATCTCCAGCTCGGGGGGAAGCTCAGGGGCGGTCATCCTGCCACCCTATCTCAGGCTGATAGGACACTCAGCGGATGGTCACCGTGAAGCCTTCCTGGGCGGCTACCTCACGTAACGCGGTGGACAGGTACGGGCGGCCCTTCCGGGCCGGCTGATGCACCGCCTTCGCGTACACCACCTTGCCGTCCACCACGAACCGGAGTTTCCCACCAGGCCGTTTCGCCCTGATCGTCAAAGCCCGGCGGCCCTCATGCACCGCCGCCGCATACTCCGCCGTGTAGGTGACCCCGCCGATGACCAGCATCCCCCGGTCTTTGCCCAAGTCCATGCGCCCGGACGCGCGGAGTAGGCCGGTGTCGACGGGGCACAGGACTTGGGAGCGGTTGAAGGTGCGGCGGACTACCCGGTTGACGGCTTTCCGTGCCGTGTCCATGCCGACGCCTTGGAGTTTGAGCCGGTCAACGGTCAGGCTGTGCGCCACCGGACATGCACCCCTTGTAATCGCTGACGTGATGGCTGTAAAGTTGTGGGTAGATAGAGCGGTGGCCCCCGGAGTTTTGACACACCCGGGGGCTATTTGCGGTCTAGGTGCGGTCAGGGGGACTGGTCGGCATCGCCTGCCTGCGCCCTCCAGCGCCCCTGACCTTGGTGCGGGCTCCGGCCCGCTCTGTTGGCGCGACGTCCGTCCTCCTGCGCTACCGGAGCCCTGGTGCATCGGACCTCTTTACCCCGTCCGCATGGGGCGTCCGCCTTGAGTTGTTCAGACCGGTCGTGGGCGAACGTCGGACCGCTCATTCCCAACGTTACAGGCAACCATACAATGTATCAAGCTTGACACCCCGGCCCTACCCGACTGCTCATGACGAACTGTATCCGGCTTCGGAGCAGTCGCAGGCTTGACCGCGGACGGTAACGGGCAGGATCCCACCCACACACCCACCCTGCACCGACAACGGTTGCCACAACCCCGGCAACACCAGCCGGGCCCGGCCCGGGGCGCCGTCGATGAAACAACAGATCGCCCGCCTCATCGCCGCAGCATCGTCCATGACTGCTTGGGTGGTGTCATCCCATTCCGCGGCGGTGGGGATGCGGTGTTCGTCGGGGGTTGGCGCGCACCGGACCACCCCGAGCTCGAGCGTGACCGCCCAAGCGAGGGTGCCCTTGGGTAGTGGGGCCGAGTCTTGGGCGGGGAACGCCCCGGAGGCGGGGTAGAACGCGTCCGGGCGCACCCATGCCAGGCCTTCGCAGCACTCGTCCTGGTGGGTGGATAGCAGGTGGTCGGTGATGCTGCCGGGGCGGAGTTGTACGTATGTGGGCGGGTTGGTGACTTTCAGGATTTCCTGGTCCAAGCAGGCCAGCATTTCCCGCGCCAACGGCATGACCAGCGGATCAGCGACGACCATCGCCATCATCCTCCGCAAGCCCTTGAAGCAGGGAAGTCAGCGATTGAACCACGGCATCGATCCGCTTGGTGTTTTCTATCGCCACCTCGGAGATCCGCATGTGCCACTCCTCGTGGGCTTCAGCCATCCGGGTAGCTACCACCGCCCAGCAGAACTGACACACCTTGGTATCCATCATGAGCCTGCGCCGATGACGGTCATCCGGTCACACCGCTCCGGCAGATCCGGCGACATAAGCAGCGGCGGACTCACCCGCTTGCTGGGGTTCAGCAACGCTACGACCATGTCCACATGTGCGATGCCGGTCTTCTCCCCGGCGTCCGGGGCATCCAGCTCGACGGTGACACCTTGCCGGGAGAGCTGGGTCATCCGGGACGGGAGCGCGCATACCCCGCCGGTCAGGCCCTTGGCCCACTCGCACGCGAGCATCGCCGTCGCGATAGCAAGTGCTTCGGGCACTGGTTCGCCGAGGAGGTAGGTGACCGTGAACGCCCCGAGCTCGCCTTCGTCGGCGGTGAAGTCCTGACATACCGGCCAGCACTGCCCGTCGATGCGGACGAGTAGCCAGGTGCCGGCGGTGATGTCGACCCGGTACGCGCTCGCCGGGATCACCTCGTCGTCGACGGTGACTTCCTCGATCCCGGCGACCGGGCCGCGCAACACGATGGCGCAGCCTTGGTCACCGCAGCAGGCTGTGGCGCAGCCGGCGTTGAACCAGCGCCCGGCGAACAGGAATGGGCCACCAGGCACACCCACGCCGTCAGCACCGGGGGTGACGGGGTAGTCCTGGTATAGGACCTCACCGGACCCGCCCTGATTCGGGCGCACAGTGATCGGACACGGCCCGAACCGGCGGCCAGTGGCAGCCCACAGGTACGTGGACGCCAACCACAGCGCGGTGTCCTTCGTTGTCTGGGGGTAGCCGGCCCAGTCCGGGCACACGTCGGCTGGGACAACCAGGTCCCAGTTGCAGGGTGCGGTCGCCGTCAGCAGACCTGACAGCGGCCAACCACCCGCAGGTACCGGCATGATGCCACCCCCTTCAGCAGGACTTGATTACTACCAGCGTACGGGGCTGCAGTTCGCGGCGAGGTCTTCGACCGCGGCGAGCCGATCGGGCTCCGTTGCGCCACCCGCAGGTACCGGCATCACTCACCTCCTAAGCGATAGCCGAAAGGTTAGCGATGTATGGCAGAGCAAAATCGTAGGTTCCGTTTTCGGGGCCTGCGGTGAATGAAAACTGGATACTGACCGTGCTGGCTGGGATGACCGCTTCGGCGTAGAGCAGTCCGTCTTCCAGTTGTCTCCGGAATCCGTACACGGTGTTCGGAGACGTCATGATCACGTTTCGGGTGACGGATGCCTGCGCAGCCGTGTACATCGTGAACTGGGGAGCGAGAGTGGCCTGATCTTGACCGGAGCGGACCCTAACAGCGAACGCTAGGGTGTCACCAATAGCAGCAAACGGGGTGAGTGTGTCTCCAGCAGAGTGGGCCATCTTCAGCGGCGTAAGCGCGGACAAGGTGACAGTGAACGGCCCGGATCCGGACACGGAGTTTGCCCGAACGATTTCATAAGAACCGTTGGGACCAGACAGCTTGTACATGGCGCCGCCAACTGTCGCAGTCCCCACGGTAGACAGCGTAACTGCCCCAATCGACGCGCTTGCTGCTAGCGTTGTGGATAGCAGCGGGAGTACGAGATTGCTACCGTTGACAGTTTTGGCACCAGCAGCAGAGGATAGGGTCATCCGCTGCCAGTACCAACCCCGGCTGTCTGCGATCCTGGAATAGGCGAATCCCGAGGAAGGTGTCACCCCGTAGGCGTCTCCGACCCCGTTGCTGTCGGTGTCTAGAAGGTTCGCAGCCTGCGGTGTGACGTTGCCCGCGGACATCGCTAGTCCTGCCAGGTTCAACGCCGGTGAGGCCAGGGGCGCCAGGTCGGTTGCAGCCTTGGTGGCAATGGCCTTGCACCCTGCTGGCGACGGATGGGTCCCGTCGCCAGAGTCGTAGGCAGCCAGGTAGCCACCGGTGGCCGGGTCCACCAGGATCGAATACTGGTCCAGGAATGGTATTCCGGTGGAGCTGGCGTACCGGTAAAGCCGCAGGTTGTATTCAGCGACCAGTCCGAATACCCCCGTGCGCGGGGGCGGTCCCATGATGACGGGCAGGATGCGCGCGGCGAGCAACGCATCGCAAATCGATGTGATGTTGGCCAGGAATGTCGCGGACGTGACGCCGGTGGCTGCGTCGTTGCTGCCTGCGGAAATGAAGCAGTATCGGGGGCGAGGGCTGAGCGCGGTGATCTGCGTAGTCAAGGCTACGATCTGCGACGACGTGTATCCGGGGTGGTAGTTGATATAACCCCCGACAGAGGTAAAGCAGAACTTCTGGTTGGTCAGAGCCGCAATCCAGTACGCGACGCCGTCACCGTTGTTCGCCAGCGAGTCACCGAACAGTGCGGCGAGGTTTCCTCCGAAAGCACCCAGCGCAGCCAGCGCCGTGTCCAGGCCGGTGACCGTGCTGGTGGCCTGGGTACCGGTGTGCGTGGCCCGGTCTCGGAGTTGCGCGTCCGTGGCGTTGGCGGTGGCGCCTGCGGCGACCCCGGCCAGTTTCGTGCGCTCCGTGGCCAGGAACGCCTTGTTCGTGGTCCCGTCGGTCAGAGTGTCAGCCGACTGGGTACCGGTGTGATTCGCACGCTGGACTGCCGTGGCCTGCGCGGAAGCGGCTGCCCCTGCCGGGTCGTAATCGCCGGCTGCCGTTGTGGCAGCCGTACCCAAACCGAGGTTTGTGCGGGCCGCACCCGCGCTGGCGAGGTCGGACAGGTTCGACGCTTTCTGTGCCGCCCCGATAATCCGGGAATCATCCCCGGCCGCAACAGTCCCCGGGGTTGTTCCCACGGACAGGACGGCGGCACCGCCAAGGCCGGCCACCGTAGTTTCCAGGGTGTCCAAACGGTCGTCGGTGCGGGCATACAGCGGCACCACCGGCCCACCGGACACCACCGCGTACACGGTGTCGACGTTATCGGGGAACAAGAACAGGGGAATCTTCGACCAGGGGTCGACCAGCAGGGTGCTACCGGCGATCGCGGCGCCCCCGACGGTTTGGATGTCCGCCAGGGTTGAGGCACCAGCATCGGCGTAGACGACGACGGACATGCCCTGAGCGGACGCTTTACCCTTGTTGGGGCCGCTGGTTAGATATACCAGCCGGCTAGCCTCATCAGGTCCTACCAATCGTGCCATCAGCGTTGCACCTCCAACCCCGCAACGGGCGCATCAGGACCTAACTCGACAACGAAGTGCAGCCGCATTCCGGCAGCGGTGGTGCCAACTGGGTCCAGATCTGCAGATCATGCGTATCCGTCGGGATAGGCGTGAACAGGTGATGCGGGTGGTTGGTGGCGTTGCGGACCACGTCGTATGGGCCGACACCCCACGGGGTGCCCTTGCGGGTGCGCCCGGCGACGGTGAACGTGATCAGATCATTCGTGATCACCAAGTCTTCGGACAGGGCGCCTTCGACAACCCATGGGAGCAGGTTGTACCCGAAGAACGGGTACGGGTCACCGGGAAGGCATTCCTCTTCCGCGTTACCCATCCACGCTTCCAGGGCGAAGTTCGCGGTGGCGTAGTGCTCTTCGGTGACGGGGAAACCGATCACATGGTTCGCATCATCCATGTACGGGAGCAGCCCGGTGATGATCGTGAACAGCTCGAAGTCGACTTCTTGGAACACCATGGTCACGTCGTACCAGTTCAACGCTGGGGCGGCACGCTGATTGATGATGGCCCGCCCGGCAGCATTCCGCGCCAGGAACCGCTCACCATCCTCCACATTCGGGGTCAACGTGATGGAGATGAACCCGTCGGACACGGCGAACGCACAGTCCCCATACTCCGGGTTACCGCACTCATCAAGGCGGGTAACACGCATGGTGTCGCCTTGTAGTGGTTTGGCGCAAAGCAGATTAGCCATCAGAATCCCCTAGTTTCACCGTATGTCCCTATGCCGCTGGTTCCATGATTTGCCATGCTACGACCGACGTGTCCGTGAGTTGTGAGGCAAGGATCGTGAACGACGTTCCTGCTGTCCGTGCTGAAACTGCCAGCGCCGACGGGACCGTGACCGTTCCCAAGGACTGGGCGGTGAGCTGAATGCGGCTGACCGCGGTGACACTTGTGTTGGAGACCACTACAGTTCCCAGCACTAGGGTCGCCACGCCCATCTTGGCGTTGGCGCCTTCTTTTACCTTCAGCCCTTTGCCCGCTACGCCGATGGAGAAATCGGAGTCCGTCCTGAGAACACCTACTCCGTTACGGTACAGGTTGGTGTCGCCAGCTAGAGTGCCGGAGCCCCAAGTCATTAGACCGTTGCCGTCAAGGCTGAACCGGTTATTGGAATCCACACTACTGCGAATAACACGGAGCGCCGGTTGAGTTACTGTTTCAAGTGAAACATATATACCGTTGCCAGTGACGTGACTGCTCACCACCTGTAACGACGCGCCTGTGTTTGAATTGTTGACGATGAAGGTGTCATCAGTCTTGAGAAAGTCGGCACCAAAGCGGTACAGGTTGACATCCGCGCCGATGGTCAGACCGCCAACGCCTCCTGCACCGGCTGGGAGGGCGAGGAGGCCGGTCATGGTGTCACCCGTTTTGAGGACACGCAGGGGGTCAGACGCGGCCGCCCACTTCACCCCTGCGGTCTGGGCGGAGTCCGCGGTCAGCACTTGAGTGTTCGCACCAACCGGCAAGCGGGCAACCACGTTGTCAGCGGTAGCAGTAATGAGGTCACCCTTAGCATCAACCAAGGACGCGGATACGCCGGCGGCCGCCCACTTCACCCCCGTGGCCTGCGTGGAGTCCGCGGTCAACACCTGCGTGTCCGCACCAACCGGCAAGCGGGCAACCACGTTGTCAGCGGTAGCAGTAATGAGGTCACCCTTAGCATCAACCAAGGACGCGGATACGCCGGCGGCCGCCCACTTCACCCCCGTGGCCTGCGTGGAGTCC